AAAAAAAATAGAACCAAAAAAACAGAGCTAAAGAATGAACAGTATAAGACGGATGTTGTCGGCTCAAAAAAGGAATGAAAGTATATTAAAAAAAGAGTTATGTATTGTTCTTTATTGTTTATATTGGGTTATATAGGATGTTTCCGGTGTTGTCCTGGTATGTTCGGTTATCTGGTCTTATGCTGTTTGTAAACCATGGCTTTTTAGTGTATGGGTTTATGTTGGTGGTTTCGGTTTCGGTGGTCATCTTTATTCCCTCTGGTCCGTATTGGTTTATTTTAAGTTCTCTGTTTTTATAAGTATTTCATGTCTACTAATTACCGTGTAGTGTTTACAGTATATGCACCCAACATATTCCCTGTTTTTAGTGTAGAAGTCTATTATCCATAATTCCTTATTGATTTTCCTACAGTCAATGGTTTCCGGATGTATGAATATGTTTATTGTGGTTTCGTTTCTTATAACTATATGTTTCACGGTTTCACGTCTCCTTAATGTTTTTTTATGTATATGTGCATTCCTTTAATCTCTTTGCATAGTTTACAGTTTAGACATTTCCCCGGACATACGGTCTCTGGAATATAATCATCGATTTCATCTACCGCATTAAACCGGTTGTCTAGCATAAACCCACTACCATTGATTATTAGGTTTTTCGGTTTATTGGTCATTATTTCCTTTTTCATATCGTATCTAGCGGTGTATCCGTATATGATTATGTCCTGTGTGATGTAGGCATTTTCTAATAGTTTTGCTAGTTTTTTTAGTTTTTCTAAATCTTCCGTATCTTCTATGTCTCCTACTTCATTAAACCGTATGTACCTGGTTTTTATGCGCTCATTCCTTACTATGTCTAAGATATCATTAAATATATCTTCCGCATCTCTTAACTTCCAATATAAATGTTGTTTTTCATGGTATTTAGGCGTATCACGGTTATACGTTGCCTCTCCTTTTAATCCATAACAGATGTTCCTTACTTTGCATAGTCCTTTTTTAGCTGCCGGGCAGTGATATGCCGTACTCATGGAAAAAATTAAGGTATCCTTACTTATTTTTAGATTTCCACGTTTAATAGGCATTTTTTCCGGCAATATTGCTTTATTTATACTGTTTTCAATCTTCTTTATGGTTTCGGCTTTTAAATTCATCTTATAGGCTCCTACTTTTAATTAATTCTACCCCGTTACTAACGGTTAATATCTCATATTCCTTAATAAAGGACTCTGCATATATCTCAGCGCTTATAAAAGTGTTAAATTCCATAATACCTTTAGTACATTCATCCTTTACTAGTTTATCAGTTTTTAAGTCTCTTATTTGATATCTCATATTAAATTCCCCCTATGATGTATTCTCCGTTTATTATGTCTAAATGGAAGTAGTCACATCCTATAAACCAACCTAATTCTGTATAACCGTTTACTAGTTGGAATAAAACTATTAAAACGGTTATTGCTATTAAAAATCCTATTGCTTTTTTTAAGTTTTTGGTTTCCATTGTTTGACTTCCTTTAATTTTCCGTTGGTTACCCTCTGTTTTTTAGGGTATTTAAAGGTTTCGTTTTAAGGACTTTATTCTTAAATCAACATGGATATTGCTTTTTATATATATTTGCACGTACGCGCGTATACGCGTATAGGTGTACGCGCGCGTATACGTGTGTATATGTATGTACGTGTGTGTATAGGTGGGCGCGCGCGTGTGTGTATGTGGGTGTGTGCAGTGTGCAGAAGCCCCCCGCATCCTGGGGGGGATTCTTTGCGTGTATGTGTAGAAGCCCCCCATAGACCCTTTGTGTATGTGTAGAAGCCTTCGGGGAATGCTCAGGGGTTGTGTGGGCTTGAGGGTTGTGTGTTGTTGTCCTGGGACTATCTTGTTAAGGTGGTAAATCCTTAACTCCAGAGTGTAAATTATTGATACTTGTATGTGCAAGTGTCATTAAAAATAAGGTTTCCATCGTTAGATGTGGGGGTAGTATTGGAAGTTGTAAAAAAAGAATGGTTTAGTATATAGTATGTGGTGTTTATGGGAGGGTTTCGTGGTTTTCAACTAATTCTTCCTCGATTTCTTCTAAGAGGAGTGTTTTCATCCTCTCTAAATCTCTTAAGACCACCTGATATGTTATTGCTTTTATACTCATTTCTATTGCATTTTCACAGGTTGAGGTTGGTATGGTTTTTATTGCAGCGTCTTGCTCTGTTTTTATAGTCTGTATTGTCTTATCTGTGTCTATTAACTCTAAATATAAGCCATTAATTTTTTGTTGTGATTCTAGGTTCATATTTTCCCTTCTTTTGATTTCTTATTTTGTAAATTTGGAATTTGGGAATTTGGAATTTCGGATTTCCAGATTTTGGATTTTAGAAATTCCAGATTCCTGTTTTTTGGATTTTGGGTTTTCTGGATTCTTAGATTTCGGATTCCATGGTTTCTGGATTTAGGAATATTGTTATTTCGATTGTGTTGCAGATGTAGCCGTTTCCAGTGTGCCTGGGGCAGGATGTGATGATTTGACTGTCTGTAACATTGTATTCGTCTTTGAGTGTTTGTTTAATTCTATCGTACTGAGTTATCATATCCTCCCCAATAGTATTGGGGAACATTTCTATCCTGTATCCTTTCATCATGCGAGGTCCCCTATGGTTATCTTCATTGGGTACTGGGATAAGTAGGCTCTTGTCCTGTATCCTCCCAGGTGCCAGTTTTTGCAGAATGGACATTTGTATGGTGCTAACCGTTTTTCTATTGGTAGTTCTAGGTTGCGTTTAACTCCTACTCGGAGGGCATCGCCGTAGTCTGCGAATCTAGTCTTAGGAACACAGCTCCGTACTCTTCCTTCATTGTATGCCATGTTTGACCTGAGTAGGTCTTCATGAGTTAGTTTTTTCATAGGTTTACCTCCTGAAGGCTTTGCATTTGTTTTTTAACGTTAGTAATTCCATTTCTTTGTTTAATATATCGTCTTTACACTTGTATGATTGCCATTCATTGTATACTCGTTCATATTCTTCTAGAGCTTCCAACCCGTTGCTGTATTCCTTATATTTGTTCTCATCAGTATAAGGATAATCTCTTAGAGTCATTGTGATTCGTATTTGATACTTCAAGCCATCAGAGATTAAATAAATGTTCCGTATATCCTTATAGGGTAAGTTTCCCATTTCTTTTATCCTCTCATAAACTCTTCTAAAGAGGTTGGACACGCTTAACCCTCCATTCTACGGGTCATTGATTTTAATTCTCGGATTATATTCTTAGCTGATGATTGCAGGTCTAGCCAATTTAATCTATCTGGGTCCTCAAAGTCATGGGGCCTGTAGTAATATTCTTCATCTTCATTATCTTTTATAAATCGTTCAACTATACCTAGTATATATTGGCAATCCCCGATTGAGTCTACATGGATTTCTTTGACTTCTTTAGTTGTTATTCTCATTTTTCAGCCTCCAATTCATTTATTACTTTGGTTATTTGCTCACGTATTTGTTTAGCGGTTTTAATGCTGAACCCCATGCCCACATGGTCATATTTACCCTCCCAATCAGCCCCTATATACAAGTGCCCAGGTATCATGCTTTTACGTACTGTTAAAATTCTTCCCTCATCTTCCGGATTTATAAATTTCATTCTATCACCTTCAATTCTCTTAATATTCGTTGGCGTTCTTCCGTTAGTTCTTTTATTTTCTCAGTTTCCCCAGGGTAGCATGACTTCAAATAGGATAGGGTGCGAGTTACCTCGCTGAGCTGCCCTTCCAGGTTGTTTATTGGCATTGTTCGGCCTCTAAGTGGTTAACTACTTTTATGAGTTGTTCTATTATCCCCTTTGCGGTTTCTATGCTGAGAACAGCATCTTTACTGGGACATTTGCCACGGCCCTCCCCCTCGTCATTATTCCGTAGAACAATGTGTGGGGAGTCTTCACTAGTGGATAGTCCTACATGGATTTCCCGTCCAAATTCACTGATAAATACCTTTTTTTCCATCATAACCCCCCCTCAGTATTTGTATTCCTCTCCAACAAAGTCTCTTGGGTTTTCTATTATCCTTGCGTCTTCCATACCACGTAATAATCCCATTACTCGTTTGTAGTTTGGACCTTCTTCTACTTCGAATATTATGGACCGCTTCCGTACTATTTTATGAGTGTTTTGTCTCTGGATTTGTTTTTTAACTGCTTTTATGTGTTTGCATTCCCGTTCCCTGTACACGTGGTCGGGGCAGGTGCAGGACCATCGGTCTTCGTCGGTGTAATGTGTTACAATGTAAGTTATTCCCCTGTCTCCAGTTACCCGGTATTCTTCTATAGGGTTATGTTGTGTGCTCACCCCGTTACGTTTTAATATTTGTTCTGCTTTCCATTCACGTTCAGTTACCATATTATCAACTCCGTTCATTTCCTTTTCAACATATCTTCTAAATAATTCATCCTTAATCTTTTTTTGCAGCTCCGTATCCCAGGGATTGCTTATTAATGCTACTGGGACATCCATTAACTCATCACCTCTTTTATTAAATGCTGTGCGAATAACCCTGTAGTTCTCATTTTAACTATCCTGGTTTCTACATTCACTTTTACTGGTATTACTGCGTCTAGAAGTTTGTTTACTAATCGGTTAGGTACTAGGAATTTCTGTTCAATTCCATCAGCCATTATTGCCTTAATTTTAATTCCATGTTCAAATACTGTGTGTTCTCCTTCAATATGGATTAATTCGTATGTGTTGTTCACTATATTTTCATCCATAATTAAACCCCCTTTAAATATTCACATCCTCAATTTCCAACATAATTAATGCCACTTTATAAATGTTTAATGCGTTTAATTCACCGTTACAGGTGTTTATTGCTTCTTTAGCTGGGGTGTATAGTTGTTCTATGGAATTATAAGTCCATTGTTTGTTTGTTTTACATAATTCTTGAAATTGATTGTACATTTCCATCGTTATCACCTATTCGTCAGGGTGTAGACAGTCGTTATTCTCCCATCCGCACTGGTTTTCTTCTAATTCTGCTATACGGGTTTCTAGTTTGGTTATTTTCTTTTTCAGTTCTTGTATTTCAATCATGTTTTTCATTTTAATTCTCTCCTACTACTACATTGGTGCCCCCCTCTTATATACTTATGGGTTACATAAAGGGATAGGGTAAGCTATCACCCCGGTCTTTATCCTTTTTATGGTGCCTACATTTCCCATATACTGGAACATGAATATATCCAGGTTCCCCTGCTTCTTCTGCCAATTTCTTACATGGAGTTAAGTCATCATAACTCCAGATTGGCTTAGAATATACACATGTCCCACAGCAACTAGCCATTTTGAATTGTGCGGATTTGATAACCTGCTCTCTTGATTTAACCATCATTCCACCTCTTTCCATTGTTCTATTACTACCTGTTCTTTTTTAACTTCTACTAATTCTAAGTCATCCCATCCATAGTCTCCCCAGGAGTCTTCCCCACATTGGGATTCTGTGGCTCCTTCACTACGCCAGATTTTGTAGTATTTGTCTCCGATTTTAAATATGTAGTCGCTAGTAACCGTCCATCGTCCGTGGTCAGTTATAGTTTTCTCAATAAATTCTATGTCCATTCTCCATCCTTTTTTTTCCCTGAACTCTTCAGGGAAGTCTAATACTCGTACAAGTTCTTCTGCATTGATTTTCATTTGAATCACTCCTTATCCGATTATTTCATAATTGTAGTCGATTTGGTACATGTATTTGGAGCGCTTAATCCCCACTCTAGCCCCTACTGTTAAATCCATCCTCCCAGTGTGGGATATGATTGTTTCCTTGATTTTTTTATCATCCATGTAATTATATATGCTTATTCTATAAGTGGAGAACATTCTAGTTCTACCTATTACTTCTTCTATGATTCCATAGAGTGTATGGTTAGTCTCAATATACTTTTGCCTCATTTTATCACCCATAAATCACAATCTGGACAGTACCAGGCGTTGTGAAATTCGAACATATCCTCATTACACTCCTGACATCTTTTAGGTTCAGTTTTTTGTTTCATTTTATCACTACATAATGATTAGAGGGGTTCTCCCCTCCATTCTTTGTCAAAACGTCCTTCATCTAGTTTGAGGGTGAATCCTCCGATTGCTAGGTTCCAGATTTCAAATTCTCTGGTTTCTTCATTGAAGTACACCCACATGCGTTGGTAACCTAACCAGTTGATTATGTGTTCTTTATCCTGGCGTTCGACTCTTTTGAACTCTGCGTTTTCGTTTCGTTCAACCATATCTATCTGGCCATTGAATTGGGCATTGTATCGGATGAACCAGCAGTCAGGGGTTACTAGGTCTACGATTCTTCTCATTTGTGCTCTGGTTACTCTCCATTCTTTGTTTTTGTTTACTGCTTCGCTTAGTTTTTCACTGGTTACTTCATCCGGGGCTATGTTGTATAAGTCTACTTTGAATTTGTATTCTTTGTTTGCAGGGAATCTAAATTTTCTTTTCATTATTATGTGTGGTCTTCTTCCTTTACTGGTTGCTATTTCTAACATCTTATTCACCTTCTTTTTTAGGATGGAGTGCGAACATCATCTGTTTTGCTTTAATCATCCGTTCATTTAGGACTTCATCACAGTCCTCGCATTTGCAGGTGTCTTCTCTATCCATAAGAGGGTTCATGTCCCCCCCGCATGCCGGACATTCGAAGTCATCCAGGCAGTCCCAAAGTCGGTTTATTTCGTTTTTCTGTTTTTCATTCATGTTATACACTTCCTCTATATACTAAGTTGTCATGCCCCCTTAATATAGTTTACGGTTCTTGCCTTATTTTTTTGAGTTTAGTCCTACTTAATATAGTTGCTTTATAGTGATGGAGTGTGCCCCCTCCAGTATCTAATGTAGTCCAACTTTCTAATTTTATTAATTCCTCTGCATTATGCCTTATTAATTCAGAATTAAGCTTATCTAACACTGAATTACCTGTAGGGCTTTCATCATCTTCCCTCCAAGGCATTGCAAAGTTGTAGCCATGAGCTTCTATTTCATATATTTGAATCATATTAACTACCTCATTTTAGGATTGTGGGTTGGAACATACAAGCTAACCTCCCTAATCTATCCCATACTGGTTCGAATGAAGCCACATCTCCAGTGTTTTCATAATCTCGTAGACATTTGATTATTAATTCTTTAATTTCATTGAATAATGGGTGTGTTTTTTCTATTATGAGTTCTTCATAGCCCCATTTATTATTCTCCATGAATCCAACTTGGATATCTCCATAGGAGAGTCCCAATGTGATGGGTCCGTTATCAAAGTCTACATCTCTCCAGTACCAGCCCATGTAGGGGAGAACTTTCTCCCCTGCGTCATCTGCCTTGTCTATTCTTTTATTTATCTCCTCACTATCCATATTAACACCTCACATAAATTGCAGCAATATTTGTCTCATATCTCTTAATTCTGATATTTTACCCCGTATGTGTGCTATGTCACATGGTAATGCCCCCATATCTAATTTAACTGTTTCTATTTCTTTCTTATATTCTTCTATTCGTCTTTCTATCACCCCTAGTGTGAAGACTACTCCTACTTGTTCATCTTCTAAATCTACAGTTATTTTTGCCATTTAAAACCCCCCTTGTAGAATTAAAGCCACCATTACATATATGCAAAGGATTGTGAGGATTATGGCCATCACGACTACGCACCCTAGGAGTATTGTCATCATATATTCTCTTATATCCTCAATATACATTTAATATTCCCCCATGTCTAGTTCTTCATCGCTTAAAGTCATTAATTCTTCCACGTCGAAATATTCCTCTGCCATTTTCTTAAATTTCCGTCGGTTGTACATCGTTTAATCCTTCCTGGGTGAAACTATCCTGTCACAATTTTTGCAATGATATTCCCCTCTACTCCTACATATCCCTAATGAATGGACTTTGAACAAGTATCCCTCGGTGCATCCACAGTTATCGCATGGTTTGATTCTCATTTTTAATCCTCCGTGAGTATTGCAGGTAATATTAGTAACTGGTCGTTCTGGACATCCTTGTAGAATAGGTATAAGTCCCTGAGACATCCGCATTTAAGTCCTCCTAATTCGGATACTAAGTCATTCAATCGTTTATCTTGCTCAGGACTCCAGGTACTGCACCCTTCCATAGCTATATCGTAGGCGTTTTGTCTTAAATCCTGATTCACATCATTAATTCTGTCCAGTATTCTTTCCATTGTTCCTAATTGCATTATCCCACCTTCTTTAAGTATCGTTCTAATAAATCCATCGCCAGGGGGAGGTGTCTGTTATTCGCCACCATTGTTACTTTACCTGTGAAATCCATTATAGTGTATCTTCCGTTCTTTTTATTAATGATTATGGTTCTTTCACTCATACTCTCACTTCGATTCCATCGTTTGTTAGGGTTATGTGGTCTACATTATATGTCCATACTGTGAATAGCTCTATTCCGCCTTTGTCCTTACAAATGAGTTGAGTTCCACCAGTAATCACTACTTTATCACAGAGTTGGCTTACTATTTCCCCCCTACCTGTTGCTACGGTGACTTCTACATATTCTCCCTTGAATGCTGGAAGGATGTTTAACCATTTCATTTCATCTAATTGTAATTTGATTGCGCATTCATCGTTGGTCATGTCCACTATTTTTAACTCATCGTTTTCTTCCAACCATTTTTCTAATATTTCTTCGTTTACCATTTGAATCGCCTGGGCATGTATCCTTGGTTTCTTAATTCTTTAGCTATTAATGTTTTAATTGTAAATTGGTTCCCACTATCAATATCCATATTAAATACATCAATACCTAGGGTTTTTCTGAAGAATAGTTTAATAATCTGAGCTTCCTCTTCAGGGAGTTTTCCATATCCATCTTTTAAAGACACTGTTTCCATTTAAATCACCCTCTCATTGCATATTGCAAATATTAATCCTGCGATTGCCCCTAACACTATTGCGAGTATTATTAGTGTGTAGGGGTGTTTTTCAGTTACCCATATTATTGCTTTTTCGGTTTTGGTTTTTCTTTTCATATCCATGCACTCCTATTACTAAGTTGTAGCGTCACCTATATATACTTTTGGGTAGGTTTGGTTTTCAGGACGAGTACCCAATCCTGGGGTGTATTTCACCGCTTTTACCTTTGTAAAGTTATTCTGAGTCATAGAATCATATAGATAATCATTATAATTATCCTCATAGATTGCAGGATGATTTGTAGGGTCATAAGCTTTCCCATTCCAGAATAAAAAACAATGGCACTCTTCAGAATTGTACACATAAATCATGTGTATATTTCTTTCACCAATATTATATAGGTAATCTGCAAATGCTGTAGCCTTATCATCACAATCCCCTTTTCCATCGTTAAGTAATTGACTGGGGGCTTTGGCTAAACGTCCCCCATCAGAATCGTATGGTAAGTCGGCGATTATATTAAAATAGCATTCCACTGATTCATTTCCTGCGAGGATTGTAACATTATTTATCCCAAATGTACAATTTACCCCCACTAAAACAACCAGATACATTACAAATAATAGTTCAGTTTTCATAATATCCCCTCCGTTTTCCAATTCTCATTATGTATGCGGGGGTATTTATATTTTTTGGAATTAATTTTTAAATAAAAAAAAAGCCTTCAACTACGTGTTGCAGTGAAGGCTTGGTATACTTTACCAGATAGTCGTTTCCCATCAGGATAGAGTTTCGCATAGGTTTGCATCTTTAATGTAACCTCTGCATCTTCTCCCACCTCTTGGTTGACCCTGGCACAAATCTGTTCGAGTTCCTCTGTCATATCAACCTTTTTTATGAATTTCCCAAAGGTTGATTTTATTTTCTGTTCTGTGTTGGAGTCTTTTAGCAGTGGTTCTGGGTATTCTTCGCTTAATTCTTCTTTTACGAATGCTATGACATATTCTATTGGAATCTCAGCCAGGTCTTCATAGGAGTTTTCCTTTAGTTTGTTGAGTGCTTTGCGTATATCATGGGTTGGGATTCCACATGCTTGTTTTATATGCCCTTCCCGTACACTGATGGCCTTACATTTGTTTAGGGTGCGTCCTGATTGCCATACTGCACCTTCAATTATGATTTTCCCAGGGTTTTCCTTCTGGAAGTTCATATTGATTTTCTCAAAGTATACTTCCATTTCTTTATATAATGCTCTTAAATCATCAGCACTGGGTGCGTCTTCATCCATTTTAACCCAGGAGTCATATCTGTCTAGGAAATCTGCTGTGGGTAATGCCCCATATCCCCCATCAAGGGGCATTATTTTAAAGACTTCCATCGCACGTGGGATTTTATGGACGTGGCATAATGCGTCGAATAATGTGGATTCTACAAGGTCTCCTTCACTATGGAATGCACAGAGTCCTACTAATTGGACGTTTTCAAATTCATCCCCTAGGAACCGGTAGTCTATTTCATGCAGGTTTTCTCCGCCGATGAGTTCGTATGCCATGGAGAATCCTGTTTGGGTTACTGCGTTTATCATTCCCCCTGTGTAGGCTTCGAATGCCATGTCATAGAATTTCCCAGAGAGTTCGGGCATTAAACGGGTTTTCATCAGGACTTCTACGATTTCCCCTTTCTGGTTTTTGAGTGGGTACATTAGGATGTTTGTACCGTCTTCTTTCAATCGTACGGTAGGTAATTCGAGTTCGTGCCGCATATCTGGGTATGTTATCTTCGGCATCCCCTGCACGTACTGTTCCACCATTTCTTTGTCTACCTGGGTTATCATGAGACTCCCCATGTGCCCCCCCCGGCTTTTACAAATGTATCCTTGCACCTGCCGCCCCTGGGGGCTTTCTATTTCAAAAGGGTGGATGTTTTTAACACTAGTGTCCACCAGTTCTGCAAATTCTTCTCTTTCCATTATTACCATCTCCCATTCAGGCCCCCTCAATACATTAGCAATTATGAAACCAATTGTAAAGAAGACTATATACATGAAATATTCCATATATACGTGCCCTACATACATTATAGCTAACATTACTACCAATATCCAAAATACTAATGATACCAATTGCATTCCACTCATATTAATTCCTCCTTCACTCCGAAATCTGATATTCTATTGTCATGTGCCATATAATTTCCAATTATGATGTTGTATTCTCTTTTTGACAGCCCTATTGATGAGCAGTAGGGGTCACTTTGTATATCTACACTTCTCCCGGAACGCCACATGATTAAAATACATAGTGCTAGTATAATTCTTTCACTTGCAGCCCGACTGTGTAACTTCTTAAGACCACCATTCATTTTAAAGTAGTTGAGAATATTCTTCACATCTTCAAGTTGTCCAGGGGTCATCTGATAGTTTGTTTTACAAACATCTGCAAATGCCCAATACTCTCTGTACCGGTGGTTTTTCATCTCACCCTCAGTGTCACGGTCGTATTTCCGTTCCAAGTAATGTACTTTAAAGTGTTTCTCTTTACGGGTTAAGAACTGGTGTTCTTCTTTCCCTATCAGGATTTTACCCTCATTCTGCCGTTCTGCCATCTGCTTTGGTTTGTTATGCTTCACACGTGAAGAGTCTGTTGTTTGCGGGTCTGAGATGAATCCACAAGCTATACATATTTTCTCCCCTCTATGATTATCTGCATAAGCATAAGCCAATGCTCCACAGTCTGGGCAGTATTTGGCTGTCCTTTGGTGTTGTTTTAGGCTTTCTATTGAACCATTATCCTCAATATCGCCCCCCACACCCATTTCCTTCTGTTTGTCCGTCATGTGTTGAATCCTCCAAGTATTTTTGTATTGTTTTCACTGTGGATGTAATGTCACACCCCTTTGCCTGCCTCTGTATTGTGTTTAAGTCTTCTCCTATATTATCCTTTTGGATAAGCGAACAGCGTATGTGGGTTTGGTAAACTTTAGTTTGTCCCTGCACCCTTGATTGTAGTAAGCCCATGGATTCCATCGTATTGGATAATCTCCTAGCATAATCTATGCTTATCTTGAGTGTTTGGGCTATATCAAATGATGTAAATTCGACCCCAGAAACGTATAGTGGGAGGAGTTTTTCGAAATAAATCTTATGCACTCTTCGCATTAAGGCTAATTTGCCATGTACCTTCTCACATTCTTTACAGGAGTAACGGTACCCACTTAAATTGTTATTGTTTCGATTAAACTCCTTTATAGGTTTAACCTTCTTACACCTATTGCACGTTTGATGAGTTACAATCTTATCTGAATTGTAATAGGTTACTTTAACCCCCTGGGGGTCTGGGAGTTGGTAATTCTCCTTCTCAGGGATTTTAGCGATTTCCGAAATCATGTTTAGCCTCCTTTTCTAGTATTTGTGATTCATATTCTAACATTTCTTTAAACGTGTCCACACATTCCGTATGAACTAAGAAGTGACCTATGTACTCATAAGAGTCAGGACCCCCTTCTCCATAAGAACGTGGGAGTATTTGTAATCTCCTATCACACACAATACACCCGTTTTTATGAATGTCGAGACAATCCCGACTGTATTTTGTTTCTGTGGTTTCTATTCTCCGTGCTTCTGTGAAGTCACAGCCTTTATTCCTGCAAACAACCATGTTCTCGGATTTACGTCCCCAGTAACTAAGCCACCCCCCACATTCTGGGCACACATGGAAAGTCCACCTATCTCTCTTCTCAGCCACTTAAAGCCTCCTCTTGATTCCTGATTTTTCTAATTTGAATATGTGTCTTGCTTCCCGCCGTGAGTTGATGTTAAGGGCTGTATGGTGCCAGGCGAAGTAAATGGATAATCGTATCCCCTTTCCCTGACTCCTGGAGTGTTTAAACCCATATTTGAAGTGCCGTATGTCTTCTTTTATATGCATGGAACTCCCCCATAATAAAAGAAATGTGCCACGATTTTATCCACATCCCGATTCAGTTTGGATAAAAAACTGTCATTATACACTTCAAAGTCCCAGTCTCCACTGTATAGGTTAAATTTACCCTTATCCCTGGCTACTCGGTCGTCCCCTACTGAGTTTTTCCTTGCACCCCCATCACGATAGATTCGCAGCCCCCTTACATTGTACTGTTCGTTGTATTTGGTTTTAAGCATACTGTATCCAGATTCATCTATAACATACGTGTTGCATCGCCCCACATCCTCATGGAAGCAGCAGTATCGGGTTCCTTCCCATTCAGTGTATGCAATCATATCCTCTAGTTTAAATTTGTTAAAGGATTGTTTTGTATGGAATGTATGGTCCTTGTCTCCAGGGTTTCGAGGTTTACGGTCGGTGTGGCTCCTTATCATTGGGATACCGTACATTTTTTCTATGTACTCGGCTACATGGGTTTTCCCACTCCCGGACTCTCCTATTATGCATAGTATCTTTGGGCGTTTCAAAAACCTTTCCAGTGCTCCCATCGACCCAAGTATAGGTATCCTGTGAGCTTTCGCATATTCCCTTTCCTGTGCAACGCCTGGTGAAGTTTTCCAGCCGGGTACTAATACCATTGCATCGGAGGAATCTAATAATCCTAAGCTTGATTCTATCACGTCCTCGTATGTTAAATCTCCTTCTATTAAACATGATATGAAGTCGTTTCCAGGAACCATGGGGATTCCACCCTTTTTACGAACTATCCCCCCATAGATTCCCATCTTTTTCAAATTCCGAATATATTCCATTTCACTGCCAGAGAGTTTACCAGCAACATATATTTTGTCTTTAATCACTTTTAACATCGTATGCCTCCAATTTATGGTTCATGAGGAAGTCTTCCATCACTAGACAATAACCCTCAAATTCTACCAGTGGAACTATAACCCCATACGCACAATATCCCTTATTTTCCACCCGTAATTCAGGATACATTGATTTCCATCGTTCTATCTTCAATCTAATGGTGCGTGCAGGTATCACTAACAATTTACTTGCACCAGGGATGTAGTAAATCAAATAATCTGCTTTAGATGTGTAAGCCCACCCTGGTTTATCGTATATATCCATAGATACTGTTTCAATAAACACATTCCCCGTGACTGAAGCTTGGAAGTCTGTTTTGTATTCCATTTTATACTCCGTACCACCAGGATACTGGAAAATGCGGTCGTAACCCTCTGCCTTCTCAGTTTCCAACGTTACGGGCAGGATTGTAAAATAGGGTTTGAAGAATTTGTCAATTTCTTCTTCACCTTTTTTTCCTTTAACTAATTGCTCTGCGAAGTCGTATTTGGATATGAGTTCACCCCAAATCGTTATCGAAGTCCCTTAATCCATTGTAATAGTCACGTGCACGTTTCTGCCTTCTTATTTTATCTTTTAACTGAGTCTTATTATTCGCCTTGGGGATTGGGGGTTCTAGTGCACATAACGCATCAGTGAAGGCATCCATTTAGGGTGCCTCCTTTTTTTTAAGATATTCTGCCAGGTGAAGTTTTAATGGCACCAATATCTTCCCAGGGACATTATTCAGTTTAACCATTTGCCTTGAGGAAGTCCATCCATCTCGGAAGTTTAAATACGGTTTCCCCATGTTTGCACTGGTTATTCCTCTTACAAGAATCCCTTTGCTATCATCAATTTCTTTGATAATTCCAACGTTCAAGTCTCCACTATTATCGTGCCGGACCCCGTATGCCACTACATCCCCAGTATTTAATTTTTCTCCAAATATGTCACGTAGCATAATTATACCTCCGATACATGTTCTTTTAATCGTCTAAGGAACTGTCTCCCATCAGCCCTCCCCATGCTTATTCTTAGAGTGGGCAAGTCCTCTTCTGCGATTGGGGGGGCGTAAATTTCTAACCCGGAATTTTTGATTAAGAGGTTATAAGGTTCCCCATCTATATCTTCTCCCCGGATATCAACGGGGTGTAGGAGAGAATAGAAGAGAGTGAGGTGTTCTTCTAAGATATTTACTATTCGTATTGTTTCACTCACACTCCACATTATCCCCCTAGTTACATCACTAACCATAGTGACCCCTGTTGTTTTATCCCCATGGAGCCAGGTCCTGTATACTATTCCGTTATTGCCCATATTCCTATACATCATTTCCGACACTCCATCTCATTGATTTCCTTCGTTAAGAATGAAACTATGTCTTTACAATTCTGTAATGAGAGCAAACAATCCCTCCCTTTTAAAGCCCCTTTTGATGGTATGCCCATGAAAACACCTTCCTCACCAGGGGGTTGTGCAGGATAATCATTCTTTCTAAAATAGAAAGGAGTGTCATACACCCCTTCCCCATCTAATTGAATCATTCAGACCCCTCCTTCAACTCCCCTTTACTCTGGAGTTCTGCTAAAATGTCTCCAGGGGTTGGAGTTCCCTCTAATCGGAGGTTGGGCATCATCTGAGCCATGTTCCCTAAAATTGCCACCAGAACATGTATTTCCTTTTTACTAAGCTCTGTTTCGATAAAATCAGTGCCATCATCTACTACAATGCAGATGACATCCCCTATGAGGTTTATAGTTAATTCAACTGAAGCCCCATTCATATCCGAGGTGCTTAAATTTGCATATACTCCATCTTGTTTTCTATCGGCCATCCTTCATCATCCCCTCTACTTCATTTACGTGCTTTGTTAAGTATTCAATTAAACCTTTCACTGCGTTTAATTGGATTATTGCGTCTTCTTTTTTATCCCCATTCCGTGTTCCTTTGAATGCGTTATCTCCAACAACGAAGAGGACATCCCCATCATGGTAGCGTTCTAATCTTACTTTACCGAACGGTCCTTCCGCAGAGAAATTATCAGCGAACATATCACACATCATACTCCCCGGGACACTGGGGTCTCTATAGATGTATCCTTTTTTATCCTCTTTTTCCTTGGTGAAGTGTTCTAGGATTTTCTTGGACAAATCAACACCCTGGTCTCCGTCAATCATGAATTGTAAGTCCCCATCTTTATAGAACTCTATAGCATCGGTTGTATAAGTAGGGTAAACGTCAACTTTTATGTCTTCCCCATTATCATTTTCGTAATTGTATTGTTCCATTGGCATTTCCTCCTTAAAAAAATGGTAATTGGAGTTTATTTTATGATAAACTCTTCTGGGAATAGTGGGTAGCCACTCATTTCCTCATAGTTTTCCACGCAGTAGTTGTACATGGTTTCGATACGGGTGTTGTGGAATGTGAAGACTGGTTTATGGGGGGGGTGGTTTAGTTTAGTCCATAAGCCTAGTTTCTGTATTTCGTTGTTCATCCACACGTGGATTGCGTTTTGCCTATCAAATCCCCTCGCATAACAATATGGTATTGCCATAGGGATTTCTAATGGTAGGTTCCTGAAGAATCCTGGTATTTTAAACTGAGATTCGAGTACTGCTAGTTCTTTACGTTTTTCCTCTAGTTTTGAGGGGATTTCTTCAAGTTTGGTTTCTAAGAATTTGATTTCTCCCTTAACCTCTGTTATTCTTTGACTTGCACTACATGTTGCCATATTTACATCCTCCGTGGTATGAATTTTTCAGGGAATTTTGGATGCCCTGCCATGTCTTTAACCTTGTCAACGGCTACGTTGTATATTCTTTCAACACAGTTTGCACTGAATATGATTTCTCCACTTATCTGAGGTAATGCGTTGTAGTCTTTGAGTTCGTTCATCATCCATTTCTGGTATGGTTTTTCCACCCCCATAATTTGTCCAGCGTAACCTCCTCGTGGTTTTAAACGGATTCCAGTCATGTTCCTGAAGAATGCAGGGATTTTGAAATCTCGTTTTAATTCTTCTAGTTTAGCCGTAGATTCTTTTAATTCGGCTTCCTTCATTTTAACTTCTTCTTCTGCTAATTCTATGGCTGTTTTTGCTTCACATGTACTCATATTATTTACCTCCGTTTAGCCTTGCCTTTTTCAGGTTTTGGCTGTATTCTACTACTTAACATATCGGCATGGTGCACGATATGTGCTTCTGGGGTTTGCGGGTCGATGAGTGACCCCCATCCCCTTCGTACGTCGCCGTGGTGGCTTCCCACCACATGGAGTATTGGGTTTAATTTGGCTTTAGGGAATTTAAGTTCCTTGGCAGCCTCTTGGATTATTAAAAATCCTTCCCCAATGTGTTCTAATTGCTTAGATATGTCAGTTCGTTTGTATGGGACTTTTTCAGAGATTGCACCACTTTTTAGGATGTTATCCTGGTAGTGTCTCGCTTTTCCCACATCATGGAGTGTTGAACCAACATCTACGACGTTTGTGTCTACTTTTGACTGGAAATGGTTTGCCATTATCATGGAAAGTTTGTTTACGTCCACGGAATGGTCTTTTAATCCACCTTTATAGTTGTGGTGGTATTTGGTCGACCCTGGCATTGTGAAAAAGCCGTTTCCAGCTATTTCTAATGCCTTTTCGATTAATTGCAAGTATCGGGGGTGCAATTCATCAAATTCGATTCCCAGTTTTTCAATTATTTGTGAGGGCATTAATTGTCTCCATAGTTAATAGTGGGGGATGATAGTATATAAAGGTTTGCATTCATGCCCCCCCAGGTTTTATTTGGGGTCGAACATTACATTCAACTATCTTGTTATTCGCCTGTAACTCTTTAATTATCCTATCTACATCAATATGTACTCCTTGGATGGTCACGAAAATCCAATCCTCAGTGCCTTCTAATCTTAATTGTACTTCTACCATTAACTCACTCCTATTACATGGCTTGGGGCTACAAAACCATACGGAACCTTGATAATATAGTTATCCTTGTCCACCTTGATTATTTTAATGGTGCCTTTAGGATATTTTTTCATCCAATGCATTACTGTTTTTTTAGGCACCCATTGTATCCCCATAGTGTCACCTCGTCACACGATTATATATTCTCTCTTGGAACCTATATAAATCTATGTTTGAGGTCATTAACTTAGGGTCTGGGGATTGGGGAGTGGTGCGGACACTCCCATCCTTATTCGTCCCAAATAGGATGTAATTAATCATTCGTTGGAAATCCTTGGATTTCAGTTTCGGGTATTGTCTCCGAAGGGTTGCCATCATTGTTTTAACCCCTTCTATCATATAAATTTCCTGGTACCATTCAGCAGTACCTGGGATTGCTTTGTATTTGTGGGGGGGTTTGGGTTTTGGTTTTTCCTCTGGTTTGGGTGGTAAGAATGCGTCTAAACCTTTACCTTCGGGAGCTTTTCTTCGTTTAGTTGTTTTTTTTCTTGCTTTTTGCATAAGTCACACCTTCCGAATCCTATTTCTGCATATTCATTGTTTTCAGTATCGTAGCATTGACTAATTTCATTTAGTAATACTGGACGACCACAGCGTTTACAGCGTACCCACTCACTCATTATTGGCTCTCCTTTATCAATCGTAATGCTCTGCCTTTTTGCATTCCAACGTGCTTGACTAAAAAGTTATAACTTCCAACACTGATTCCACATGCACTACAATGGAATAATTTGTCAGTGTAGAATGCACTGGCGTTGTTGTCATCGTGGAATGGGCAGTTGACTATGTATTTGTCTCCTTTGCGTTCTCCAGGACTGTATACTTTCTCAAATACCTTATCCATTACATCCCAATTGGTGATTGCTACTGATGCACCAGTGTTAACTGTTTCTTGGAATTTTGCCAGTCTTTCAGCCACTATCTTATTAGCTTCACTCCTGATGAGTTTACGATTTAACTCATCCTGTTGCTCATATTGCATTCTTTGAACGATAGTGTTAATATTAGTGGACTTTGCGTAGATATTACTTATTGGTTTACATTCCTTCCCACTTTTAGTGTTCTTGGTATAGGGTAACCGTTGCGGGCGCATGGGGTTTCGTAATGTTCCTTCACAAACATATTCTGGATTCCATTTATCTATCATCCATTCTGCTGTTGCTATGATGGTTTCCTGGGGAACTCTCATAGGGTTTGCCATGGGCACCCATATATGATACCCTTTAGCTCCTGAGAATTGGATGTAATTTTTACACTTGAAATAGTCCTCTACATTCCTACTGAACTTTTCAACTTCTACTAATACATCCTCTAATTTCTCTGGCTCATCCGTATCAAAGTCAAACCAGATTTTGTCTACTATCATATCTTTAGTTCCACGTTTGTGGGTGTCTGGGTGAATGTCCCATCCATAAGAGGATATATATGAGTCGAATCCCCTTTCATTACACATATCCGCGTGTGTTTTGATATCTTTAAATGAACGAGCTAGTATGTGGCGATTAAACCGTTTACTCCTAGGGTTATAGCGTATAAGTTCATAAAAAGATTGTGGATATAATAATTGATATAATGCATCCCTAGATAATGTATCCACATAAGGGAATGTTCCAACATATTGTGCCATTTTATCTCCTCACTCGTTTTTTCCGTTTGCTTTTATCAGTTTTACGTGTGGAGCGTTGTTCTTCGAACTCATCCTCAGTCATATACCCATCTTCCCATGGGGGTAATTCTCGTGGGTCTATTTCTGTTTGTCCACCATGTGCTTCCTTGAATCCTGCTAAGAAAGTGTCTTCATCTACTTTGTGTTTAAGACCTTTCAGGACTACATTTATAAGATAATCTTGGGCTTTTTCCTGGGCTTCTGGTGATTCTAAATCTAAATCCGGGTTGCTTAAGGAGCCTTTGCCTTTTGATGGGTTGAGTGAATAGAATTTCTTAGTTGAACGCCCCCCTGCCGGTATTTGTACAATGTAGTCCATTTCAACTAGTTTATCCATCAATCGGTTGAGATTACTTGCCTCTAATCCAAATGCAGGTTTATCCTCATCCTTAACTTTCTGGAACCATGATTTTATCTTACGAGCGGTGATTAGCTCTGGAGTTTTCCGTTCATCTAATCCCTCTGCACTGCGTTTGCACCTCATGGGACGTAATAGTCTGAATTTGCCCTTTTGAGTCTCTCTCCCCTCTTGGCTGATTAAATAATCATAGAAGTCAATTAAATCTTTCTTAATTGTGCCTTTAGGGGGTATCATTTGGGTTACTAAGAGGTTATCCTCCATGGTAGCAAACATGAACTGTTCTTCTTCACCCACGGTGAATTTACCACGGTCATTCCTATTCAATAATGCTATTAACAACACACTGTCCCGGATTGTGGCATAGTTCCGTTTGTACTCCTCTCCGAATGAGAATACCCATTCTTTAAGAGTATCATGGTATGGGTTGATTATGTGGTCTTTGGGGATTTTACTCCTTTTTGCTAAGAACCTAATGTAATTCTGGAACTGGGGGAATCTAACTTCACGGTAATGGTTTTGGATTCCTTTGAATACTCCATCAACATCAGTATATCGGGTGAATTTGTCAAAAGCTTTACGGTTATCACTTACAGTGTATGAGACCACTCTACTCTGCAATTGGTTATCCCCAACTATTGTGGGGCTTGTATAGAATGCCCCTACTTGCCCGCGTAGTATGAGTTCAATGGTGCTGAAATCATCATTCATATCAGATTTAGTGTATACTGCTTCCCCACCTTCACCTGATAAATCTTTTAGGGTTTCCAATGCAGGTAATGCCCCTGCACGATTGATACTATCTCCTAAATCTCCAAAGAATATCACACAACGGTCTAGGTAGCGTTCTCCTAAGCCTTGTGTTGGTCTGAAGAGTGCTGCTTCTGTTATTCGCCCTTTCTTCATGTATTCTTTAGGTAATAAATGTTTAACTGTTTTTTCTATTTCGGATTTCCCACTTCCAGCGTCTCCTAAGATTTCTACTCTTAATGCGTTGAATCCTAATATGGTGGCTAGGCACCCTATAGTGGTTCCTGCGACCAAGGTTCCTTCTCCAGCTACCATCCAGTTTCCAACGTTCTTTAACCAAGTGACTACGTTCACTTTTTGTTCAGCCAGGTACTCTTCAAATAAATGTGTTTCTTCTGTTATGAGGGCTTCCTCTGCCTTTAATTCCTCCTTGTCTGCTTCTTTACCCATAGTTTCTATTGATATTTGATAATCAGTGTATTGCATCTGGATATCCATCAATGCTTCATCCATATTGTTTACAACTGGGAATGGGGCTTTACATGCAGTTATTTTTTTAATAAAATGTTTATATCGTTTGTTTTGAGTGGTTACTTCATCTATTGGTTTTTGGAGAGGAACAGCTTTGTCTAAGATAGCTACCCCTTCTTTATCTAAGAGGTTAAGGGAGTTGGCATCGTCGTCGTAAACCAACCTATACGCCTTAATATCCCTCACAAATACATTATCATCCATTATCGAACCCTCATTGGATGTATTGTTCTTCGCCGAACTTCAATGAAGTTGGGTCGGTCAAATCATCAAGGATTTCAGGTTCTAGGAATGTCATGTGGAATTTCTCTGAACCATACCAGTATATCATTTCAATAGGTCCATTGTCCTCCCTAATGTAAACTACTTTCCCTTGTAAATCAAAATCCACAAAGGTGGCGTTTTTGTATTCTTTTTTCCCATACGTTAAATTAACTTTAGTCCCTTTCAATTCTTTTAGTAAAAACACGTTACTTTTCATTTTCTAACCTCCAATAAAGATAAGGAGTTATTCGGCAGGTTCTCCTGCCATCTCCTTCAACTGTTCAAATTCTTCCTTAGTGATTCCATCGTGTTTGAGGTAATATTCCCCTGCATCGAGCATTGTCTTGTTATTCACCGAATACTGGGCATCTTTCACTCCCTGGAGGACATACGAAACGAACCGATGACTTTTAGCCTTTTCGTCCCAATCTGTTGAGACATCACCCGTAACTTTTTCAGGTGTTGGTTGCTCATCTCCTTCGTCTTCCCCTCCAGATACAGCATCCCCGTCGCTGTCAGGAACTTCGGTTCCAGGTTCTTCTTCAGTTCCAGTTTCACTAGCCCCCCGTTTCCTACCACGTCTACCACGTCTACCACGTCTACCATTACTGGACTTGGTGGTTGAGGGGGTTCCATCATCATCTTTGAGAGCCATTTCTTCGGCAGAGACCTCTCCAGCCCCAATAAGGTCGGAGATTGCACGGTTAACTGCTCTGGTGAAAGCGGTTCCGATGATGTCATGGTCTGCGTGGGCGAAATGCTTCCTTCCATTGCAAGGCCCCTTGCAGAGCGTAATCGTTCCATCGTTATTGGTTTTATCGTTCTCATGTCCTTTCTCCCATGATGAACACGCCCCAACTCCTGTAGAGTACCTTTTGTTTGGAAGGGTGGCTTTAACCCGGTATTTTGCGAGTATAACTTGGAACAGTTCATTATATTTGATATCCTCATCCATCATTTCAACTGAAATGTTGAATGCTGTTGCATATTTCCTCCAGGCACTCTTCTTTTTGAATTTACCTTGGCTTGTTGTTTGGTAATCTGCGTCGTCGAGTAAATCATCCGTTAATTGCAGGTAGTCTTTCCAGAATTGGAGTGCCCCATCTACATCAATACCTCCAGACCCCATAAGGGCTGGAGGCACGTCTTCTATGGTTTCTGGGAGGTTTTCTACTGGGTCTTCGTCTGCTAATGAGTCGTCAAACACTTCTTCTTCTTTTTCACTCATCATTTACACCCTTATTCCAAATCAATCTTATCTAGGACTTCTTTTGGAATATCTGCGTTACGAATGTAAGTTACTTCGTACACAATTCTTGGGTACTGACTATCCCCTGATGGGGGTAATACTTGTGTTACTTCCACAAACACGTAATCGTCAACAAATATGTCACTCATCTTGGATTTAATGCCCTGGTGAGCAGGTAATGATACATATATAACTTCTTCCCCACGTTCTACACGTAGCACGTATTTATCTCCAAAATTCTCCTTTCCTTCTTCTGGAGGTTCTATGTCGTCGAGCAATCCTTCAATCTTCTGCCCGACACTATCTGGCTTCCAATAGAATTGTCCTTCTTTTCCACCCTGTATACCGTCGCTGATTGCTTTTTTAGCTTCTGCTTGTTTAGTTTTCATGAACTCCTTCAATGACAAAATACCAACTCCTTTTGTTAATTATAGGGGGTTATAGCTCCCCCCTGAGCTTCTTCTGCGTTTATCGTGCCAACTAGATTTACACGGGGCAGTGATAGGTGTACACCTACGGAAGTCTTCTTTGCCCAGGACTCCCTAAGCCGGATGAGGGATTTGAACCCCCGACAAGAAGGTTACAAACCTCCCGCTCTGCCTTCCTGAGCTAAACCGGCAAAGCCCCGTGTTGGATTTGAACCAACGTTCATCGGTGTTTGCACAATGTGGGGACGCTTCCAGTCAGTACGTCATGTTCCCCATCTTCTCCAACATTCTCACGCTCGGTACGACCAGGAGCACGAATGTTAAAGTGTTCTGCAACCGATTGCCACGCCTGACTTGGCTAACGAGGCAATTTAGTAGTTTTTATCCTGGATACCAGCCAGTTGTTTTTTGTTCTGCGCTCATACCAAAAAGCACGGAAATTGTGTTTTGAATGGCTATGGGTTAGCCAATAGGAGAATTGGGACTTGAACCCAAGATACAAGGTCTTCAGCCCTGCGTTTTCCCGACTAAACTATTCTCCTGAACGGGGACGGGGGGATTCGAACCCAACCGACTTCCAGATTAACAGTCTGGCGTTCTACCTCCTGAACTACATCCCCAAGATTGTACGGATGGCTAAGTCCGTACAATTGCTTAGTTCTCTAAATATTAAAGGTTGTTGTAACCCGAAGGCTTTTTTTACAACAAAGTCCCCTCAGTCGGATTTGAACCGACGACAATCCGGTGTCTGCGTAGAGGAAAGGAATTACAGTGGGTGGGCAGACAGGCACGTTTCGTGCCCGTTCCACTCACCTTTCACTCTCTCTACAGCCGGACGCTCTTCCTCTGAGCTATGAGGGGAATTGAATATTAAAAGAGGACAGGTTTTATGTTTTTATTTAATCTCCTATCCTCTGTCGTCGGGTGTTTGGTACCAACACCATGTCTTAGGTGGTGATTCTATGACATTGATTAATTATGTGAAGAGGGTATATATATCTATCCCTATGTTTATTGTTAATGCTAGTATGCACATAATAATTAAGCCCAGTCCTGCGATTTCTCCTATTTGCCATAACTTGGTGCCGATGGTGATTAAATCCATTTAAATCACCCCATCTAAAATCGCAGCTATGGCTACTAAGCCTAATGCTATTATTAAAAAAGTTATCTGTTTGTCTTTTGCTCTATCACTCATTTATACCCTCTCCTTTTTTCTTTTGTGGGGGTTGGAGTCGGGTGGGGGAAATATTATATTTAATATTAACTTTGATTCGGATTGAATCTGTTTTTTGATTGAATCTGTATCCCGACTCCATACCAACCTTGGTTTTTGAAGCTTATATACTTTTCGGTTATTGGTGTTTTCTGCGGTAGGCAATGGCTGCAAATGCCGGAAGAAATTTTGCAGAAAAATTCTGAGCATTCTCCGTATGTTATAAGTCCATCGTTAGGTGGTGAGTCTTTGGTTTGAAAATGATTTTTGAAAAGTGCAATTCTGAAAAAAAATGGTTGCAGAAAACAATCTCGCCTTAAAACTTGAAAAATATATATAAGTATATGTATATGTTATTTTTTATATATAGTCTATGATACTTATGTATTAAACATCCTATATAAAGGTTTTCTATTATTTTCTTCAACACACTTTCAATTCGACAACTGTTTGATTTTCCTTACTTTAAAAAAAATTTAGAACCCACATCCACAGGGTTCTGGTCGGTCTCCGAGTCCTTTGCAGATTACTTCGGGTGCGTAGATTTTTTCTACTTCGAAGGTTCCGTCTTTTCGGAAGTGGAGTATTGGGAATCCTGCGGGTTCTGGGTGGAGTCCTAGGTCTTGTGCGTAACTACCAGGGTAATCTAGGAAGTGTCCTGTTAGTATTAGGGATTTTGTGTGTTCCCTGATTACTCTTTGTCTTCCGTTAACTACATCTACATAGTTGTCATAGATTGGTTTGTGTTCTAATCTATGCACGTGACCCATGGCGAAGATGTTAGCTTTTTTGTACTTCTCACTCATTTTACTGGTGCTGTTTATCTTAGTATGTGGTAATTTAGCACCACTTGACCCATGTGTAGTTATCATTTTCCACGTGTAATCTCCAACAGTTATTGTATGTTGGAGGAAGCTGTTAGCATAAGGCACATCTAAGAACTCACATAAATTTACGAGTTCGGTCATGCCAGTATCCTTACCACGTTTATCATGATTTCCATCATGAAGGGCAGTACATCGTTTCCTAATAGGCTTCGCCTGTTGTTTGAAATACCTTTTCTGAAGGTCTGGGGTCATGGTTTGCTCGTAGACTCCTATTCCTATACTATTTTTTGTAGCATATTCCAGGTAATCTCCCATCCCACACCATGGTATCCTATATCGTTTGAGATAATCGAACATCCATTCGGTGAAATCTTTCAACCATGTTAGACCGGCGATATGAATATCCCCAATCAATGCATAGCGTAAATCCTTCTGAGAGTCAATATAAACCTCTTCAGTAATATCCATACCTTTTCCTAAGTCTAACACATCTTAACCTCCTTATGGGATGAAATTCCCTTCGTAATGTAAGAAAACATATCCATTGTTACATATAAGCTCATCAATGGATTTACCTTTAGCCCATCCAGCTATATCTGCTTTTACACCATTAACTAAGCCTATATAGTGCCCGTACCATACTCCATCAAGACAACGAACTTGGCAGTGAACTCCTTGACAGGTTAATCCTAACGCCCTGCACGCTGGAAGCAGAACATCGTTAACTAAATCCGCACAATTACCTTTTCGGCTTGTTACTGTAGTGTATTGGCTCTGTTGCTGGTCATAGTAGTACACATATTTGAAATACTTTGCAATGACATTCCTAATATCTTGTAAAGTGTTTATTGTACCTAATTTACGTAATTCGGCTAGTACCCACACGTCTCCTTCAACTACACCTGGTTTTACAACCTGGTACGTTGGAATAGAACTCCACGTTTTAGGACCAACTATTCCATCAGGAGTATGTCCGGTGACTGATTGGAATGCTTCAACAGCTAATTCAGTTATCCCACCAAACACTCCGTCTACTGTAGCTGTGTAAAATCCGAAATCTTGTAGTTTTTGCTGTAAGAATACAACGCACTGGTTTTGGTTTCCAATGCTTAGAACAACTTTAGAACACCCTTCGAAATCCCTAGGCTCTGTATTAACTGGAACTTCAACTGGGGGTTGCTCAGCTTCAGTAGAAGGTGGATTCACATACACTGCTGGACCTTTAGCATAGTTAATAATCCTCTGAACCATATCTGCAAATTTACTCCCAGAGACATAATCTCCAGTCAAATCTTCTTTTAAGTTTACACTATCAGGTAATCTGTTATTCAACTTCACATAAGCCGAATATCGCTTATACATTTTCCTGAATGTTTCATTTGGGATTAATGTTGTTGTATCTGATATATTTCCCATTTTATTACCTCCATTTTATAAAAAAAATAACCCTATTTATGTTAATCCATAAATAGGTTCATTAATTTGAGTTTTAACATGATTCATCATCTTTTCTTCCGGGCTTAACTCAGGTACTGGTGCTGTTACAACTACTGGCTCCGGTTCGGGTTCTGGCTCCACATATTCTATTAAATATCCCCATGCACCGTTTGCATGTTTATCCGCACCAGTTGTTCCATCGTAATCAGAATCACATATTGCACATGTGATTTCACCCTCATAAGTCCCTTTAGGATTCACTAATAAACAATTAACATGGTCACAATTCGGGCAGTAATCTTCCCAGACATAATAACCACTATATCCTCCATACATCCCTCCAGGTATGAAATACCCTTCAACAGTTCCCGCACTTGACGATGGAACCATTAAGAGAAATAATGCAAGTAATAGTAAAATTCGCTTAATTAAATCAACTCCTTTAAAAAAAGAGTAAAATTACTCTATTAATTTGAAATATACTAGAGTAACAATCTCATACAGGTCAAAGTCATCATAACAATCCTGCATTTCCATCAGCAGTCCATCAAAGTCCCTACATCCAGGGTCATGGTTGATTGTTAAATCTTCCTGCTCAACATCCTGGAATCTCATTACTTTGATTTCAGTCACTTCTGCCACATCTACTGCCTCACCTTCTAAATCATAGAGGTTAATCTTTTCACCCACCAATAATAGTGCGTGTTTAACCCCTCTTCGGCAAGTCATATTCAATCCATCTTTAAATGTAGGTTTTACAAATTCTAATCCTTTAATATTATCAACTCCTTTTTTTTATCTGTATTATATTAGGATTAACACCTATATATAACTATGCTATGTATTTACACCCCAACAGATATAGTAAATCCTTTACTGATTTGAACATTCCCTTTAGCAACCCAGTCAATATTAACCGCCGTTGAAAATGTGGCTAGATTAACATCAACAATCCTTATAACACAAGAATCCTCCGATTTAGACACTATAGATGGTGTGAATAAGTGATTATGGGGGGTTAATTCGAGTACAGGGGGGTCGGTGAATATCACATTAAAATTAATTTTCACATCTGCGGTTGCTGCGCCAGTCCCAGTTATAGTAGCAGTCCCACAATCATCCATACGTATATAATCATTCAAATAAGTCGTATCCACAATCTGCGTATGATAAAACACCGTACCAGGGGTAACTGGGGTGAATTGGATATAATCTAAGTTAACAGTATTAGCAGATAACTGGTCTACAACAACACGATACTCAGATTTGGGATTGAACATGAATATGACAGGTGTTCCAAATTTCTGGGCAGGGATTGGCTTTGAGGCATAAATATCAATAAAATCCCCCCCATTCTCCTGAATACGTACACGTATGTCCTTTTCAACAGTGCTCGTAGAATCCCATAATATATTAATACACTGTATTCCCCCCAATGCTGAAACCGGGAGCACACCAGTATCCAATAAGACCATACCAGGGGTATTCCCCTGGACGGCATTACTATTCTGGTATTTACTATCAATAACTATATTCGCATTCTCCCCTTTATATATTACAGCATCGAACAGCATCGTCCCGTTTGCAGGTAATCCTGTGTTACTCATCTTAACACCTCATATTCATACACAAAATCAGATAAACTCACATTACACGTATAATCCCCTTCAACAGACGTTTTAAACCTAAGAGCTTGGTACTTATCCACACCATCATAACCTAAATTATACACTCCTTTATCCTCTAAACGAACTATGTTAGAAATATATCCTTCACTACTTCCCAATTCTAAACCATAAACATAACCCGGGGTGGGTAAATTATTCCATGGGCGGCTAAACGTTAAAGAAGTAGCATCATCCCCAGGAGTTCCATCAGGAGCTATATTATACTGACTTGCGAATTTCGCCTGACCCATACCATAAAAATAGTAATTATTATAATATGCCGCAACACCTGTAGGAGTCTCCCTACCAGTCATTGCAAAATACCCTGCCGTATTATCAGACTTATAACTCAATCGAAACACACCATCAATATACACATACGTTCTGAACTCAGTTACCTTAAATAGGTACGTGTGGTAATTAGCATCCATTGTAGCAGTATACTCGCTGAGAGTAGCAATTGTAGCCCCTCCCCTCCGTTCCATCACCTGGAATTTATAAGGTGCGGACCAATTCTGGTACCAAATATGATATCCATTAGTTACAATATCTGCCTCACCAGTATCATAAGCCCCATCCCAATGCGTTGCGAACTCCACATTAGACCCAATCTTCCCACTAATAGTCACCTGATAAGGAGGCTTCAATTTCTTAACAGTTCTCAAATAAGCCCGGTCTCCCGTACTAGTATTTGTTATTCTAATTTCCGCCCCAGTCTCAGCTACTGTGGCATTACCATGAGTAACAGCAGTCCAGATACTCGTATTGATACTGTTATCATCAAAGCTGTCTGAAACAGTGGCGGATACTGCCCCAAATGTCAATGGTTGTACTGCCGAATGTCTACATATACAAATGTTATCAAATGTGATGGAAGTGTCTCTATTTCCCCCCATACCATAATGCCCGACCCGTATGTGGTTAGTGTAATCCGCGTCGATGTATAATACATTGTTTATCCAAACACGCATATTAGTTCCAGTATCAATCACTGTTAAGTGATATGTGGTACCAGCGGGGACTTTACCAGCCATCCACGTAGCATCAGCAGCAATATGCATACTCCCATCATAATATGATAAAAACCGTATCTTCTGATTAGTTCCATCGTAATGTGTGTCAATTAAATTAACTTTGGCACCATCCGCTTGATATCGTGGGACTGATAACCATGCGTATGGGGTTTCTGAACCCACACCCTGGGTTTTTATTTTGAAATCAGCCTCTATCCTACACCCATCTGGGTCATAAACTCCTAATGTATTATAGAATATGTTTGAAGGGTCATCCGAACCATTTCCTGTATGGTTTACACTATAGGTTCCTGATATTTTATCAGTTCCGGAAACTATACTGGTAGTCCCATGGAGATTCCACCATTGCCTGTAGGGGAATACTCTCCCCGCACCATACTGGGCATCCTCAAAATCATCATGAACCCTGTACACCATGAATGGGGCGGATTTATCCGTAGTTGCTGATGAATTCCCAAAATGGATTAATATGGGGGTATAATATGGGCTTGGAGCTATAGTATCCAAACTAACCTTAAATACAGCGTATGTACTCGCAACATACTCTGAACGATGGAAACAGAGGAATGTTTTACCATCGGGGTGTGTGAATCGAATATCTGTGAAATCCGTATTAATACCTGTTTCCCAAGGTACGGTTATAGTAACGACTAATTCTTTACTTACAACTCCGGGAGTCCCCCCAGCTAAATATGCTACACGCATGTAACTCCACCCTTGAAGCCACACGTTCCTAATCCGTACATCAGACAAATGCTTATAACGGAAGGGTAAATTTATATGGAATTTACCAGAGGTTCCACTATTGTCTACATGGTTTAATTCTGGGGAACCTCCACAATTAGCTAAATTGAAAACAACCTCCCGTGTTTCTTCTGTTGTGGAAATGTTTGATGAAACATACTCTGCAATTAATTCTTCTTTCCCAGAGTTAATTATTCCCCATAACTGTACAATAGTCCTGTATTGTCCTGGCGTTGAATCTGCCTTGGTTGTTAGTTTACATCGTGCGGATGACCACCTTACATTGTTTGATTCGAGTGGGTGGCAGGTGTTTTGGAAAGCACCAGTTCCATAACTCCCACTAGGTTTTTGGAATACTGCGAGTCCATCGTTAAGGGCATAAAAATTATTATATGGGGCATCCTGCTGTATTGCCCCCACCCCGTCTTTTTTAACACTTACGTATGTCATAATTTTCACCTTTTTTGAATGAATGCTCCAGGACTTCTGAATCCCATAGTCCCTAATGATGTTTGAGAATACATACTCCTTGAATTTGAGTTATCATAGCCTAGGAGTTGTCTTTTGATATTTAGAATGGCAGAGTTGAATCTTTTACTTGGAAGATTCAGGTCAATGGTTGTTTGAAATTCCTGAGATTCTAAATTGAATGAGTTATCCATACTCTTGATATTATGATACCCACTTAGGTATTGCTGTGGTAAATCCGTCACTAAATAATTCGAAGGGTTTAACAAAACAGTGCCCATAATATCTAAGCTGAATCCAACATAAGCGTAGGAGTTAGTTTCGATGTATTCCTTCGCATCCTTATCTGCATCAACTTGAGTATTTACATCACTTAAATCCTTATAATTCTGCCAAGGACCATAACGGAGATAACTATCCATGTTCATATATGATGAAGAACCAACAGCATCATTAGCTCCTTCTTTATAATGCCAATGTCTCAACGCCTTATTAGCAAATCCAGAGCTTCCTTTACCCACACTAGGCTTGTAAGTTATGTTGGATATTTTAAGGATGTTGAAACCCTGTTTGGCTTCTACTTCTCCAGGATTCCCATACAATTTCTCCATTACAAATACATCTTTACAACGTTCCTTACCATATTTAACATACCCTGCATACCCGCTTTCCTCACATACTTTACGAACAACCTCAATAGGGTAATTAGTCCCCATATCTAGGTGGAGTTGCATATTCGTTTCTTCAGCCATTAATCCAATATTATCCACATACAATACTCTGTCTTTGAGATTAGAACTATTCCATTCATTCAATTCATCTACAAATGACACTTTAGTGATATAATAATGGCTTGATGGGCAAATCTTATCAAATGCTTCTTTCAAATTAAATTTAAAAGCTACGGGAATTCCAGTATATTGTGGGGGGGAGTGTCCAATTACAGTGCCCTCAACACGTGAAGAATTGAAGGTTATGGTGTATTCCTGAGCGTCACTCGGTTGCTGCCCGTCTTTAAACATTTCAACAACAACATTTCCTCTAAGAGGATATACAGTTCCACTCCCCACTGCAAGATAATCAAACACCAGTAACGGGTTCTCCGCAGCATCTTTAGGATTCCCAATACTAGCCCACCATATAGAGTCACATGCTAAGCTCTGAACCTCACTACAAGTTTTAATCTTCACATCATTATAACTCAACATTAACGATGGAGCAGGGTTTCCAATATTCTTATCATGCTTTTTAGCATATCCAGAACATGCTATGGAATTATAATCCGAAACATCCCCCATATTCAATAAAAAGGCATAACTAGCCTTTACTTCAGTCATTATGGGATATTCATTATTCGCACACTGGAAGTCCAAGAATTGTAGGATATTGTTGAAATTATAGTGTGGGAAGACTGATTTTTCATCATCAGAGGGACCAATACCCAAAGAATAATTCATATAGGTGGGTTCACGGTACATGTCGATTAACCTATCCACAAAATCAAATGAAATCGTATTATTATCTGGATTTTGAGTGTAACCTAACAAATACCCTCCAAAATCTGGTTTGGCTTTCTTACGAGTCTCACCCACATAAAACGTAACCGAATCCATGAAGTCAAAAATCATCCTAGAATAAGGATTAGATTCTAAGAAGAAATCCTCTTTAAAGATAACATTCATCTTAGCAGTATTCAACTCAGCTATGTTATTCTTAGAATATGAGGCAGTCTTAGCCTCCAAACTCAATTCAGGATTAGTATCATCCGTTGAAAGCGTAATCACTTTCTTCACTATAAATGACTCAACCCATGTATCCCTACTAGTCCATTTAGCCTTCAAAGTATGGGTTCCTGACGATAAAGTGTGTTTACCGAAGTCCAACATCACTAGACGTAAAGCATCACTCCCACAATCCTTCTCATCCACATCAACAGAATCCAATTCCAGCGTTACTTTAGGATTATATATTTTAGGGTGTTTCACCACCCTCATATAAATCCTGTACTCTCCACTTTCAGGAAGTACAATATCTTTAGTTAAACTACCACTGGCAGTAGTATTCCAATTATGGAATCCTATAGCGTCAAATCCATAAATAGTCTTATAATCAACACCAGCCGAAGCAATGCAATCTTTACAGGGGATATAATTGATTAATGAATGGTCTGTTGCTTCTATCTCTGCTCGGAAGTAGGGTTCAGCGAAGTGTGTTACGGGGGCTTCGCCCCTTAATGTTGGAATAAAATTAGCATACATTTTTTACACCCCATGAACAATTCGTAATCTCTGGTCAACAGGGTTAAGCCATTCCATTGCCAAATTAGAGAATGAATTTAGATTGCTTGGGGGTTCCATTTGGTCATACACTCCAATCCCAGTTAATTCGGAAGCAGGTAAACTATTACTCTTTATAGTGGTTGGTTTGTTTTTAATCACCATCATCCCAAACCTATTGGAAGCATAGGGAGCCATTGTCCAAGGGGATGTTGTTGTTGCGTTAGGTTTTGGGGCTATTTGGAAGATATCCCCCGTTATTGTTGCACTCTGCGTTGTGGGTGTTAAAACTTTCATCGACACTTGTTCCGTTAAATCGTTTGTTAAAGTATACCAAAACGAATAACCCACTAATGATGTAGTTAATGTTATTGTAGAACTACTTGTGGATGCTAAGCTCACCCCAGCCCCATCCCGTTCATGTATTTGAAATACCACGGTTTTACCCGCAACACTACTTTTAAGGGCGGCGTTAACATTTAATATTAATCCCACACGACTCCCTGAAGGGAGGGGGGTATATGGGGTTTGCATTATCCCCTCCCCCGCCGATGCGTTGTTTGTTGTAAATTCAATAGCGTACCCCGTACCACCATAACCTGGAGTAACTCTTTGGATTGTACTTCCGGACGCACCCCAGCCTGTAAGGTCAGTTTCAAGCCCGTACTGGTTAGTAGTAAGTATATTATATACTGGGCTTATTAAACAATAAGGCTGGGTGAGCATGGGCACATCCACACCCCCGGCTAAACCATTCTGTAACGCCCCATCCCGATAATACATCGTTTTAGTGGAGAACCCAAGGTCATTATATGGGTGTTTAACATAAACAAATGGTTCGTTCCTCCGGATAGTCCATAGTGTCCTGTTTATTTGTAATTTCAAATATTCGGGAGTCTGGGCTAATAATTGGAGGTGTGTGATGGTTTCCCCTAATGTGAATGTGTTTATAGTATCATATTGGGTACCAGTCCATCCTTTCAAAACAACCCCTGTTGATGTGGGGGTTAAGCTAATTCTCCCGTTTTGGATAATGCAACCCCCAACAGCTAATCTTTCTTCCACACCGTAAGTTTGACGTGATGTGGATGTGGGGTTATTATTGTTCCACACTTCTGGGCTGTTTAAGTATAATTTACCCATATTAGTCGGGTCTGATTGGAGTAAAACATCATCTAATGTGTTGAATAATTTACATGACCCTCTACTTCCAGTAGGCGTTCCAGAAACATATCCTGTATCTGGCACTTTGGAAACTGGAATTTTAGATGGAGGATTTGTATCATAAATCTTAAGATTAGCCACATTCACTGTTCTTGAAGTAGCCTCATGACTATGATACACAAACCCAACCCGTAGGGCATTCATATTACTTAACCCACAAGCCCCTTCCCATATTTTAACATAAGAAGAACCATTATGGATGTATGCTACCATAAATCCATCAGCATCCAACGTCACTTTCCAATTCTGAACAGTAGCTGATGTGTTTGTTCTTGTTATTGGGTCTACAGGAGGTCTTGTAATTCGATAATCATGAGTAGAATTCCCACTATCATTAATGCAAAGCATAGCATCGTTCCATTCACTAGCTTGATTGAAATGATTGGGGCTAATCACAAAATGAAGATTATGCCCATCATGATAAGGAACCGTACTCGTTGCAGGAACTTCCAAGTCAAATTCGGCTGTGAATGGGGCTTGGAATTGCGCTTTAGTCATAATAGCCCTAGAACCCCAGGAAGGAGCACCAGATATAATAGTAGTCCTATTCCCAGACATAGCAAGTTTACCACCAGACACAGTGGTAGAACCTCCAGTCATGTTCCAAGCACCATAATCCTCCCAAATAGTTGTGGTGTTTAAACTATCAAATGTTTCTTCAAATAACACTCTTTGAGTAGTCCAATCGTACTCGAAGTCATAATCTGTAGTAGCAACCGCACTATTAACAAAATCCATTTCTAAATAAGCATTCTGATTATTAGTTATTAATTCAATAGTTAATGTGGCTTTAGCACGTGTAATGTTAATATACTCAACATCAACATCCCGTATGAGATAATAACCCCTATGAGGCAATCCCTTACCAGTCAAAACACCAGTGGAAGCATCAATCCACACAGGACCCCAATCCTTAGAATTAGAACCACGGATAGTTATATCCCCACTAGTTTCACTCTTCCCACGTGTAATAAGCCCACGTAACATCCAGCATTGCCATGCGTCAGCGACGATGGTGAATTTCTCAACACCATCGACACCATAATCATTAGATTCCTCTAAATAGAACCCCCCACTAAACGTGAGAGGCCCTATAATACAATCATTTGTCATTCACTTTCCTCCTATACGTACAAACCATCAGCAACTTCATTCAAAGAGTCATTAACAGCACCTTTAATTTCACGGAGCAGTTTAACTCTATCATACACATCACCAATGTTAATCACCAAAGAAATAATTTTAGAACTATTCGAAGTGTTCCCAGGCATAAATCCAGCCCCACGCTGAGCAGGCCCTGTCCAAGTACCCCTATGCTGAAATGCAGTCGTATCAAAGGTTTTTGAACCAACTGTTGCCCATGTGTGTGGGATTGAACCCCAGAAACCGTTAGTGAGTCCAGCGTTAAGTCCCATTGACTGTGCAAGAGCCACAATCAGTTGCGCCCCATCATAGCAATTACATGAACGGGAGGAAAGAACCTCCGCATTGGACTTCCCATCGCCAAAGTAGAATGAATATCCAATCCCACTCATCATAGCTCCAGCTAACTTCTCGAATAACCCCATTCCACCATTTTTAAGAGTTTCCAGACTGAAAGTGGTTCCGAATACAGTCATTTGCCAGTTCATTATAGCATCAAGAGCCTGACTAGTCCAGCCCGACATCCCATCCCAACCAGCACTGCATTTCTCAGGGTCATTGCATGAGAATAACTTCTGTAAACTCTTATCAACAGGTAAATTCTCACTCCTTCCAGCAGTAGGTATAACTCCACCCATTAATGCGTTCGTAGAGTCTGCAACTGTCTTCCCGATTCCACCTAAAAACCCAGCACCCTTTTTACCAGGGATTGTGACATCAGGTCCTACACCGGGGAATCCTGCACCAGGGATTCCGGCTCCTAATAGCGTAGAAGCTCTACTCCCAATATTACTAACTACACTACTAGCTCTACTACCTCCCGCTCCTCCAGGATTCCTAATGAAATTCCAAAAGGAGGATAGATTATTCCATAGTTGAGAAATAGGTCCCCACACCCCATCACGGATGGAATTTGAAGCACTTATAAGGCTAGCTTTCGCAGCATTCCAGGCATTAACTATTTGATTAACATGGTATGAAACATTAGCTACTAAGGGTCCAAGCCAACCATTCCAGGCAGCTTGAATTAACACTCCCAATGATATTGCATAATTCCATAATAATAGCAATGCATTGTAAAAGGGCATTACGATAGAATTATAGAACCAGTCCCATCCCTTGTTAAGTTCAGCCCATAACCATTGGATAAACAATATTATGGGCATTATAAGGGTTGAGCATGTGGCATAAATGTTTTCCCATATTTGTGTCCAGAGGCTATCTAATTCCCGTAAAGCTGGGAATAATCCAGGACTATTACCTGTAATCCAGTGCCATAATAGAATTATGAAATCAGTGATTTGGATAACTTTATCCGCACCGGCTATATCGAACTGTAATGGTTTTGATATTGTCTCCGCTATGTCCCCATACCATTTACCAAAATTGGTTAAAGCATCTTGGAAATAATCTCCAACGGGGTTCTCACCACTACCTGGGTTCAAAGCCTTTCCCAATCCAAACCATAACTGGTCTCCAAAGCCTTCGGCTTCAGCCCAATCGTAATCCCAATTAGCTTGTCCTTCACCACCCCATTTACGTTCACCAGGTTTACGGTCACGGTATTCTACAGCTAAGTCTGATTTTGCCTTCGTATCAGCATCTAACTCCCCTTTATTAACAGCAGTTATTTGCTCAGCAGCCTCGTCCGGACTTAACAGTCCTTCTCGTTGTTTCCATAATATAATCTGCTTTTGTAATTCTTTACGAGCAGCCACATTCTGTTCTATAGAAAGTGTTACGCCATCTAATGACTTTTTAAGAACATCATTAGCATAGGCTTGATTTGATTCAGCAGTATTCAATCCGTTTTGGGCTTCTTTAAGCTCGTTTACTTTATTCTTATACGCCTCAGTTCCGGGTGTTAATTGAGCTAATTCGGTTTTTAAAGTCGCAACTAATTTTTTAGCATCATCATATTCTGCATTGGCTTCACTGATTTTTTGATTTAACTGACCCTGCTGTTCTCTGGCTTTTTCTAATTCTGTTGTGAACCATCCCAGTTCAGTCCCTGCCCAGATTATACCTCCAGCTAACAATGCAAAGGCAGCTACCCATCCAATTATTGGGATTCCAAGCATCGTGGTTCCCAGAACACCCATGGCTCCAGACAATAATCCAGTTGCAGCCGCGGCGGCAACCATGGTTGGAATGAATGCTACAAACAATCCCAGCATTAATGCGATTATTCCAGCAACAATAGCTAATTGTGGGCCTTTACCTAAAGACTCCCACCATTCCCTCAATCCAGTTGTAAGTCCTGCAAAGCCTAAAGCCAATGAACTTATGGCTGGGAGCATTACATCTCCAATCAATACTAAGAACTCACCAACAGTGTTTCCTGCTACTTGTAATGCATCATCTAAGGTTTGTATTTTAGAAGTAAACGTATCCCAGTGTTTAGCATACCCTATTTTCTCCAGAGCAGCCATCATGGAAACTTTATCATTAACATTACCAGTCCAACCAGCTTTAACAAGGTCTTTTTGACCCACACCAGTTTCACGGGATAATCTGATAAATTCTCCTTCTACTACTTCTCTTATAGCTAATTGTGCGTCTTGAGGAGTACGCCCTCCACGTAGAAATTGCGTATATACCATTGCAGCGGGTTTCGTCATTGCAGCCGTTTCTTCTGGATTCAAGTTTTGCATGGCTGCAACGTTAGCTAAGATTGCCCCTACTTGGTATTTATTCACTTTAGGCCATTGTTTATTCATTGATTCCAATGCGTCGGTAACTATTTGAATTTGACTAGCGCCCCAACCCATCTGCCTGAATAAACCTTCCATTTCTTGCTTTGCCATCATTGAGCCAGTTGCAGCTTGGGTGAATGCTGTTAAAGCATTAAATCCAAATACACCCATCATCACCCCACCAGCTATTTCTAGCATGAAACTAGCACGGTGGAGTAATCTAAATGCACTAGTACCCTTATTAGCTCCGGCTTCAGCCTTACCCATACTGGTGTTGACTCTATCCCCGAACTCAGCAGCTTTCAAACCAGTTTCATCCATCGAACTTCGCATGGATGTCATAGCTGTACGAGTGGATTGGTCTAAATAATTATTAGCATTGTAAATGTGGGCATATTTATTGGTAACATCAGCGTCTAAGTTGTTTAAAGCATACCTAACTGATTCAATGTCTCTTAAATAATTCTTACCAAAATCAGAGTCCTGTGAACTTTTAACAGGTTTTATTAATGTTTCATTAAGTTCAACCCTGGCTCTTTTTAATTTATAAAGCTCATCAAGTTCTTGTTTATAATTGGTACTAGCCATCAATCGTTCATTAAGTCGAATACCTTCCCGTATCAACTCATTTGTATCTTTCTGTGCCTTTCCAACCAATGATTGTGTTGACACCCCGAAATCACTAGCACTATACCTTATAGGGGTTGTTTTCCCAATCCCAGTTATTTGATTGAATAAATCCCCATAACGTCCAGATAAACCTTTTAAACTCTTATCTAAATTCTTAATTCCATAACTAACACTAGCAGTGTGATTATTCCATGCCTTATCCTTCTCAGCCATTTCTTTCATGAAATCAGCATGAGATGAGGATTGCACTTCTTTCAATTTCCTAGTAGACTCTGCCACCTTATCTGTTTGCGTGGCAATATCCTTAGTCTTCTTAGAAACAACATCTAATCCCCCACCAGTATTCTTGGCAAAAGATTCAATACTATGCCATCCTGTAGCTATTTTCTTTAACTCTTTATCCCACTGTCTATCAAATTGGTTTGTATCTAACAGTAACCTTGCTTTTACACTTCCACCATCCGCTGACATATTAATACACCTCCCTTAACTCTCTAGCTAAAATTCCTTCCATATCTGGCGTTGCTAACTCTAATCCTAATGACATGTATTTCATAACAGGAGTTTTACCACTTTTACGGATGGGGTGGTTTAAATCCACCTCATGCTGGAACTCAGCATAATCATACCCATCAGGGTCTTTAGCACTATACCATAAGTCTACAACTTTGAAACGGGGATTCAACCCATAAAATTCATTATAACTAAAACCACGCCCTCTTGGCCCCCCATGTTGCACTGGAAATGATGTTCCCTCCAATAAACCAAAACGAAAAGGTACAAATGGAAATGTAACCTCTTCAACATGATAAGCAAAATCCCTTAATCCAGCCACACCCACACGCCGCTTACCCATATCCTGGGCTTGTTTGAACTTAAATGTAGCGTCGTCACCATCTAATAATAATAACAGAGTCATTACAAAAACTCCTTTAAAAAAAAAAGATGTTCAATCGTCAGAGTCTCCCCTTAAACGATTGAACATCTCTACCATCCCCCTATCTTCAGGAGGAGCATTATCTTCCCCAATATCCACCGGCTTGGAGTTTGAACTCCCCGCCCTTGGCATTGAACCCCCACCACTATGACCTGAACGCCTATTAGCCTTCTCATACTCTTTTTTCTCATCTTCAAGAGAACGTTCTTCAATTAAAACACAATTAAAGAAATCAACATCTAATGTTTCCCGTATATCTGGAACAGACCAACGGAATTGCTTAGCTGCAAAGTGTACAAAGGTATCTAGGATTCGTATTTCTGATAATTTATCCTCATCTATATCATCGAAAGTCTGGGATATTCCCACTACCCATATTATTAATCTGAGCATCTATGGCTGCGTCGATGATTTTCCCCTTCAGATTTTCAATATCCGAATTGGAGCGTTTATGTTTTATATAAGTTATAATCATTGGAAGTCCCTGAGCCAGATAGAAATCATCCATCTCAGCTTCCAGCATTTCTTCAGGTTCGAAGTCTTCAATAAATGTTGCTACAATCCTTCCCATAGCTAGTAACTGTTCATTTCCATTAGTGGCGTTTATCATAGCTTCCTGAATATCCCCTTGCATATCCATAAGCTGAGCCATTTTAACACGTTTTAGGGTTCTTTTCTTCCCTATGAAATCAAACTTCTTCATATTATCACCTGTTTTGTTTTTATCTATGATTTCCCCTTTACTTTCCCCACGCAATTAATTTAAAAAAAAAATAAGTAAGATTAAATTGCAGTAATCTTACTCACTATGATGAAATCAGCCTTTTTGTTACTAGAGTTATTCATCCCAGTGAATGTAAATTCAAAGGATTTAGCTCCATCCCCACCCTCGGTAGGTTTAACATCAGTGATTTCAGCATTATACACATCCGCTTGGAATGAGTATTTAGTACCAGTACCCGCATCAGCAGCACCAGTATATTTCCACTGCAATGCCTGAGAACGGTTAGCAGAACTAACAGCAGCCCCAGATACAGAACCTGTAGCCCAAAGACGCTGTTCATCCTGAGTGTATTTCAAAGTGAAAGAACCTTCACATGTCAGGTCTCCCATATCCTTATTCACACTACCAAACGGATTTCCAGCATCGACAGTCGCTTCAATATTGTTAGACAGTTTAAGCGACCCTTCAACATAGTTACTCAAAGCAGAACCTAAAGCTCCGCCAACATCACCCATTTTGAACGTCAATTCACCAGTTTTAGCTGGTTGGGTTGTAGTATAAGTCAAAGTAGGTTCAGTTATGTCAAAGCTAGGGAAATCAGAAACATATCCAATAGTTAAGTTTGGAGATTCCTCTGTAGGGAATGCGAACTCTAAATTATTCGCAACAGCCCCTTCAAACCGTTTAGCTTCCTCAGAACCCACATTATATCCGTGAGTGATGGAATAGAATGGTAACGTGTCCGCCCAGGAGAATGTATGAGTGTATGCTGTAGTAGCACCAACTTGGACTGAAGAAACACCTCCGCAGAAAGCGAATATAATATCCTCAATACCCCCATCCCACCTAAGCCTATCCTTAAACTCAGGTTCGGCGAAAGCTTTAGTACGACTATTAACAGTCCCTTTACCCCTAGCACCAATATGCCCCTCGTCAGATTCAACTTCAATCTGAGCATTACCAGTAAACTCCTGATACTTAATCATAGCAGTAGGAGCCACACCAGTTGCCTCAGTGCTCTGTTTACCGACACCAGCATAATGGAAACTATTACTTGGATACTGAGCCATTATTTAACCCCCTTCCCAGGCTTAATTGGTTTAGGATTATCATACTGAGGGTCTTCCAAAAACCTTTTTTCGAGTTCTTTAGGCACATCCACAACTTCTCCTGGTTGAATAGTTTTACCCAGGACCATGCAGACTGCCTCAGTCACTCCGTTGTATTTAAACTTCATATTATTTGTACCTCATAAATTATATTAAACGTGATTGTAACGACATTAGCGAAGATGTTCTCCGATTTCATATCATATACTGTACTCTCCCGGCTTGAAACGTATTCTATATTAGTCACATAATCTGTTAACTGGTTAAGACGATACGCTTTACGGATTGCCTTTTCAACCTGCTCTTCATACAGATATAACTCTGGAAGAATCTGCTTCTTGTTAACCGGCTGAGTATAAATCTTAGTCCTAAATGGGAGATTATATGTATAAAACCCAGCACCACCATCACGCATATCGGCTTTGATTCTATCCCCACGTTGAACAGAGGTTGCTGGAAGGCGAATACGGGGATTAATAAACCCCTCACCCTCATACAAATCAATTTTAGTCCTTCCAAACTCCGATTCAATCGCCAGGATGAAAGCTTCCTTAATCTGCTGGATAATAGCTTTAGACACTGAGACCACCATACCCTCCTATGAGGATTAATTTCTTTCCAATAGTAGTATCCCCTCCACGAAGATACTCCTCACACTTGGTTTCAGCATCAGCCAACAACCGAATCGCATAATTCTTCGTGGCTAATTTAGAACCATAATCCCACTGAGCAGTATCCTGACCATTTAAATACATCCAACAATAAGCTCCAGCCGCCAAATGACTAGCCACCAATAAATTATCAGACCCATCACCACTAGGCATCGTAACTTCATTTATTTTAGATAAGACAAACTGGATTCCATCGTTAAGTTCGAATGATTCAAGCTGTTCAACAGTAACAACGAATTTGTGAGACTTAGCAACTATTCTACCAATAGTTATAATTTCCCCAGCAGTACGGGCTACATTACATTGAATCCCTATAGATTTAACCGCACCTAAAAATTCAGGGTTGGGTATCTCTAATGACACTATTTCTGTGTTTCCAGCGTCAATGTCTGGTAAGTCTATGGTTTCGTGCATGAAGTTAAACATTATGGAATCAGAGAAACCTAGTGTAAAATCACCAACCCCTATATCTTCACTAGGTGTAATGTGCAACTCAATACTTAACCTATCATCAAGTCGCAGAGGGTCATCGAATTGCACGAAGATGACATCATCCTCTGTCATATCCGTTACCTTCAAAGCATTATCAAAGACGGTTGCAGTGGTGGGGTCAAGTTCTAATGTTAAATCATCATTACCCTGGGAACTCCACACTTCATCAAAAATTGAGAGTTCATGTCTATCGACAATAACTCCTTCAAGATAATGGAGTACATCCAAATAACCCATAATAACACCCCATCACAAACTTATGCTCGTAGTACAACCACATCAAATATATTATCGGCAGTAGCAGCAGCAGCTAAAGTAACAGTAACCGCACCACCAGCACCAATTTCAATATCATCCACAAACTGGTCCTGATTACCATTAGGATATATTCCAAGAACCTGACCACCAATCAAGAGAGCATCATCAACACTAGCCCCACTAGATTGTCCAGTCGATACAGTTACAGTTTTAACCCTATATCCAAGCTGGTCTTTTTGAACAGCATCAGAATCAATCTCAGTTTCACCAACAGCATCAGCTTGAATTGTAGTTGCACCATTAGCAGCAATAGCTATATCGCCAGACACAGCTACATCTTGAGCTACTCCCTGAGCATCATAAACAATTATCTTAGCCTCGGTGCTGGGTTCCAGCATACCTAATTCAATCTCACCAGTACCATCGAGAGCACTTACCTTATCATCAACCTCTTTAATAAGGTTGTATATGGCTCGCCTCCACATATCCCCTATTCCGAAAACCTGGTCGAACCTTTTACTTAAAGTCATACTTCTGACCTCCTAAAAAAAATCATTTAAGGATTTTATCCTTAAATGTTATTCATGAACAGGTAATTAGGTCGTGTGATAGGAATAGCGAACTCCACACCAAACTGATACTCAGTTTTGGGACGCATACCATCATGATTCAAAATACACATGTTCACAACAGGCCGGTACTGGGCACCGTTCTGTATTTTAGCAGGTTCGTAAGAGCCTTTCAGCTTCCTATATATAATGGACCCAGGTTTACGTGCAGAATTCCAACCATACAGACTACCCTCAGATATACCATTAGCAATGTAATAGTGCATGAACTGCTGGTAAGAGATGTCCTGACCAATCATTTTCAGATTGTCAATACCATCTTTCTTTATAATATATTTACGCAGTTCATCAAGGTTAGTACCATTGTACAGGAGAGTATCTAAATCAGACTCCCTCTGGTCAAGCCTCTGCATGAAACTTCTGAAATTAGATAAATCCACAGCAATCTGAGTGGAAGTATCCCAATTACCATCTTCCAAAGCAATATTCTTATCCACAGCAGCACTAGTAATAGCAACGGCTGAAGAAGATTCAATGAAAGTAGAAATACCATAAGCCAAATCCTGCAAATCCTGAAGGAAAGCTTCAGGAGCTTCTTCCATCATATCGTTTTCCACAATGTATCGGTAACCGTGTTGCCTCATACGTGTGGATTCGACTTCCATTTCCCCACTGTTCACGAGAGTAAGCTCGGAACCAGCAGCAGAAGGCATAGGCTTTTCAATAACCCCTTCCGCAAACAATTCCTCCGCAGTTTTCTCCCTAGTGAAGAAATCATACCTTCGTGCCTTAGTCTCACCGTAACCCAGTAAAGGAGCGAGTTTCATCCCCTTATACACTTCATCTTCCACATACCATTGTGCAAGGCTACGGTCAGTCAGCACATCAATTGGTTTAACATCTACCATATTATAACACTCCTATTAAATAAAAGAAGAATGATTAATCATTCTCCAGAACTATACCACTATTAGGACGGAATATTCTCATGTAACCACCAGCATTCTGGGCTACAGTCATCAAAGAGAAAGCGTATAGTGTAACAGCGTCTTCTTCCTTATTATATGCATCCTTATGTCCAGTCGCAATAGCAACAGCATCACCAGGAGCAATAGCTGCATTATCATGCACAACCTTCACATAATCAATCGTACCATCCACCTCAATAGTGGCGATTGGTTTCTGCTCATCAGTCAAGTTAGCATAAGTTGTAGTCACTTTAGGAAGCTTTACAACCTCCATTCTGTTACCAACCCTACCAATAGGCACCCCCGTTGTCAGAGGTTCGACAGTATTATCATAAGTTGTGTTAATCTGCACCTCAGTGTACTCTGGAATGTCAGTTGCATAAGAACCCCCTTTAGCAGGTCCCTGGTCAGTTAACATATCCTCATCTCTGGTAAAATTCCCCACGTTCAAGAAAAATGTTATACGTGGCTTACGACCAGTAATATCTATTGATACCATATTTTATCCTCCATATTTACAATTCAATCATTCAATTGAAATTCATAACACACCGCTATCCCTAGCCTTCTGCATATCCTCATAAGTAGGTTTCTTATCATCAGGCGTAGCTTTAACAGGTTTTTTAGTGCTCTTAACTTTAGCCCCTTTAGGTGTGGTGTCTTCAACAACATTATCCACTTCCTTGGCTTTAAGAGCCTTTAATTGTGGAATACTCCACGTTTTATAAGCTTCTTTGAGAGTCTCATCTTCTCCAACGATTTCATCCAAGAGGGTTTCTTTGAATTTATCCTCCCGACCACGCCGGATTTTAAGCTCCCCTTCGTATTCTGTATTGGTTTCCTTCAAGGCGTTGAGTTCTGTCTCAATAGTTCCCTTATCAGTCTCCAATGCACTGATTGTCTGTTCTTTTTGAGCTAGTTCAGTTTCCAACTGCCCAATCTTAACCTGCAATTCTCCAATCTTAATTTTATCTTCTTCAGCCATTTTGTTATCCTCCAATTCTGCGTTGCATAATCGTGTTTCCGTTTTGCGAACAGGTGCTCCATTGTTCGTAGCCCAAACAACCTTGTCGAGTCGTGCGTTTAAAAGGCGTTTAACTCCTTCATCAGTCATCTCTGTTTCAAGCACAGTCACATCGGTACTAAATTTAACATCATCCTCCGGAGTATCAACCGGGACAGCCAAGTCAGCCCACAAACCATGCGTAGGGCAGTGACCTATCTTAACAACATTCCCAATCTCAATTCCATCATGGAAGTCAAGTTCAACAACCTGATTTCGTAAATCCTGAGCCATTAACTCAAGCACTTCAGGCGTATACTCATAAGTCCCCTTCGGATATTCAACCATTCCAGGGGTATCAATCAAAGCTCTCTTTATCTTCATATCAGACTTCATTCTAAGCACTTCCAAGTAATTCATCAATATCTTCTTCAATAATATCGGATGTGAATTTACCATCATCAGTTATAGCCTGAGCCTGAGCCTGTAACTTCCCACTTTGGGATAACAAGCCCTCTGGGAGAACTAGTATTGCTACACCATTAGCTCCATCCTCTATTGTCCCATTATACTTTCTAAGTTTACCACCTAGTTTACAACGAACGATAACACTCCCATTAGTAATATTAATGGGAACTCCTAGTGGGTTGAGGAAAATAAACCGCATAGTGTACCCATAATCTCCTTCCTTCCAGTTAGTCATCTTCAACATCCCCTTCAATGTAATAAACTTTCTTATCAGCTATTTCAACATCATAAACATTACTGTCTTTAAAACTATTCATGTGGACAATTCCGGGGTTAATTTCCAGATTAAACTCTTTAAAAATGTCCAACATTAATTGGTAAACTAAAATTATCTGAATTGTAATATCTACATCATCAACAGCTTCAGAACTATCAAATATTCCCATTGTGTTTATAATATGCAATGCTTCCTGAGCCTCGCTTGTTTCAAGTAATGGGACTAAAGCATTAATTCCTAATTGGGCAATCCCAACGGAAAAATCTGTTGTTGTGAAATTATTACATTGATAAATTATTTCGGAATCAATTCCAGCATCATCAATCCCAAATATTTTATTTCTACTAATATTTTCAGATATAAATGTGTTTAAATCATTGATTGTTGGTTTAACCATTATGTTTGGAGTTTCGAAGAATCCTGGATAAACCCAATCATAATTACCATCATCCTCTTTGAAGATTGCTTTACCTAAATAGATATATTCTCCCAACAATAATGAATGTTGAAGCCCAGCATAACAACTATATGCCCCAGCAGGTGCTGTGTAACTCCCTTCTAAAGTCAGCCATTCATCAGTTTGAGTTACAGGATATAAATACTTAAACCCACCTAATTGAACCCCATAATAATCATAAAAAGCGAATATTAAGCGTGGAGGGTAAATTGTATTTGATTTTACCCGTATTTTTTGATAGTAACTTTTCCCAGGGGTTATTCCCCTAATTCTACCAAGGGCAGAATCATTCATAATGTATGTATTCCTACCCCCCATCCCATCCACTATGCAAGTTCTTTTAACACATCCTTCATCCCCTTCATCTTTTTCAAGAGTTTGGTATTCTAGTGTGGTGTATGTTCCTCCACTTACAGCATAATTTGATGTGGACTGGTTAAGCTGACCTCCCGTTGCTGGGTTTGGGTGTAACATATTTCCAGGGCGGTCGTAATGGTTAATTTTATTTTTCTTAAGTACCCCATCCCCATAATAAGCCTCTAAAACATCCAAATACATCACGTTTGGGGCTGAGGGTTGGTATAATGTAATATATTCCCCCCCAGCACTCCACCATTGATTTAACTTGAAGGTGACTTTTTGCCAGGAATCAGTAACTGATACAATTTGACTTGTAGATATGGCTGCGTTGGCTCCGGTAACATACATCACGACATTAAATGGGGTTGGTGCTCTGACCCAAATACTTGTTTCACCCCCCTGACCTAAATTCCAGGTTAGTGTGGGGACTGTTAATCTCCCAGTATTATAATTCCCCCCACTGTGATTCCATTGGAGTTTGAGGGAATAAGTTCCACTTAAAACATAATCTGTGCTTTGGGTTTTAGTTGGAGGGGTGGTTCCACTCGCACCATATTCTGAAATATTATCCATATTCTGGACTGCAAGACTGTACCTGTTAGATTTAACATCTGAAATATTAAATGAGTTATTGACTGATACACTATCAGAACCTACCCCTGATTCTATTAAATTAATAGTATTATCAGTCATTTAAATCTAACTCCAAGTTATTTCTATTGATACAACCCATACTTGCCCAGCAGTCTTAGTTCCCTGAGATGAAACTTTACGATTTAATAAGGTACCCACCCCATCGGCACCATTAGTTACACAAAACTCATTCCAAGCCCAATTGGCCTCAGTTCCAGTAAATGTTGATTGCCATATGGCTTTCTGAGAAGTCCCATAAGTTGGGAATCCTGAATCCATGGCTTTGAATAATTTATTAGTTGCAGCTTGAAGGTTTGTTTGACTTGCAACCTCCGCTGTACTACTATCCCCAACACCTATCTTAGCATTGGTATTATCATATTTTGTTCCACCTGCACTACAAAGTATTGTTGTTAAATTATTGATACCAACATTCATTAATTGATTAGGTTCAAAATTAGACACATCCATTATTTTTCCAAGCTTCCAGTCTTCCTCATTAGCGTATTTGGTTATTGTCCACTTTGCGTGTTCTTTAGTCCCATCCTTAATTTTAATCCCATGTCTTGCAACCCTTACAAGAGTGTTATAAACATCACGAATCATTTTAACACCTCTTCAGGCTCAACTTCAATTATTTCAACAGGTTTAACAATAACATCACCGTCAACTATTTCAAAACCAACACTAACAACTTGGGAGTTCGTTGGAACTAATTCATTAATCTTAGAATTGATTTGTTCACTTACAATGTCTAATTTTTCCTGTATTTCGTCAACAGTGTTCCCATCATTCTCTAATTTTTTTATATATTGGTTGATGTCAACTTCTCGGAATGAGTCTGTTACAGGGTCATAAACGCTTTGTTTCATTTAAATCACCCTGATGGTGTTTTGAACTGTGTTTCCATGTAGGTTCCTGCAAATGAGCCAGTCCCACCGTATACGGATACTGCACGGATTGCGTGTCCTGAAAAGCCGGTAACTTCTACGAATCCCACACCATTTGAGGCGTTTATAGCTGTACCTGTCTTGAAATCAACCCACGCCCCGTTACTCATCTTCATTTGTACTTTTGGAGTTATTGTTGCACTTCCAGTTAATATACCTACTTTAACTGCCACTATAAATGCAGTATGCTCTTTAACACTAATCTCAGCCCCGTTAACAGTAGCATTGAATGTAGCGTTATCTATATCTACAACCGTTTTAGTAAATGTCATTTAGTCATCCCCATAATCCTTTTTAATATGTTTGTGAAGCTTAACCTTAACTGAGAACCACTCACCGGCCTGAATGTGCACCTGCACCAAATATGATACGGGCATGGAGGTAAGGTATCCATCGTATATGGGTTGTTTGCTTCGAAGAATCTACAAAAAGAACAAACATCATTATCATGCTTGGTTATCCAATCATATAATGTGTCCTTTTTGTAAACAAAATTGTAATATGCTTTTTTTGCAGTATTGTAACTACTCATTACCCCATGTACGACCATTCGTTTGATTCTGTACACTGCTCGGCGGACTATGACTCCTGTTTTAACTTTAGCATCAGGTTCCTGCTCCTGTCGTGCTTTTATAAAGTGTGAACTTGTTTTTAGGTCGTTTTTGACCTCATCACATATAGCCCGAACGGTTAATTTCTGGTCAGTTAGAGAGTATTTATTATCCACTTTCACTTTTTCTTCTAATTGTTTTGCCAAATTCTCTTTTTCTGTGCTGGTTAGAAGGAATCTTGAGTCACTCATACTTCCAAACACATCTAATAATGCGTCAGCTATTCCTATCAACACTATTGCTGGGAGCATTGACTCAATTATTAATAATATGTCATCGTAGAGTGTATTTACTCGGTCATCAATCCCAGCATACATGTCCTCTGGACTCATGGATTGTATGTCTTGGTAGAATAGTTCAAAAAGAGAGACGAGTGCAACCTCATAAGTAGCTCCAACTTCACTATTATCCATCGTTAAGGTGAAGTCAGGTTCTATGGGTTCTACTGATTCTTCTCTAGGGTCTACCATGGTTGCCATGTTAACTCACTGTTCCTTTAACACCCTTCCAACCCCTCTTCCTTAATGCTAGAATTATAGGGTCATCCTCAGTGTTTTGTAATCTTTGTGTCTTCTGTGATTCTTCGTTGCCAGGTTGGGCTGGTTTCCCACGTGTTTCATTAGGGTCGGCATTCATATTGACTTTAGCTTGTATTTGCATGGCAGGTTCTAGTATATTCGGTGTTTTGTTTGGGTTAGCGTCAACTAATTCTTGGTATCTGCTGAAATATCCTTTTAATATAAAGTCTTTATCCAAACCCGGCACTATTGACACTAATGTGTTGGCAATGTTTGCTGATTCGGCTTCATCATCTTTATCAAGGTCGGGGTACTCCCCGAAGATATGTCCAATAGCATTCTCCATCCTACCAATGGTTAGAGCTTCGTTTATAATATCAGGCTCTAACCATGACTTAATGAATGCACGGAGATACTCCATATACACTAAGAATCCGGCAGAACCACTCATCTGTTCTTTGGTAGTGAAACGACCACCCTTGCTGGATTCAAATTTAGAATCTGGAGTCATTAAAACTGAACGAATCTCTGTCTTGAAATATTTAAGGTATAATGTGTAATCTAATAACGAATTTGCACCCATACGTGTGGGTTTAATCCCAGCAGGATATCCCACAACTTCCTTCTCATCAGATTCACTGAACCAAGAGATTATTTTCTCAATATCACTATCAGAAACTTCACTTATATCATAATCATCAGCACCAATCTCTAAACCCATTATAGCTCCACTTTTGTGGGCTGATTTTATAAGGTACTTTTCAGTACGCTTCTTCATATCAATAAGGTCTAGTGCAGCATATATTGCACTCCTACCATCACCATCTTTCTCCATATACTTTAAATGGATTATTTCTTCAGGTGCGAAGTGATATGTAACCTCTTCCTCTTCCATTTGGATATCATCGAAATCAGCGTTCTGCCAACCATCAGATGGCACTAATACGGTGGCTTTTTGAATGTATTCTAATACTTCATCCGTTTTAGGGTCTCGTATGATTAAGAAATCGAACTCATCCCCATCATAAGCGAGGAAGTCCAGGCATAATTTACCGTTACGGATTGATTTCTGGATGAAACAAGCCCCATCCACTAAACACTTCTCAATAGCTTCATCAATGAACTCATTAAGCTTCCATTGCTTAGAACATTCCTCAATGTACTCTTTAGCTTTCTGAAACTGCTTAGGGTCGTCAGTGGCAATGCGTAAGTCATGATTAGCAGTAATCACTGCATTGTTAATCGATGAGTTAACAGTTGAATCATTCTCATACGCCCACCTAGCATTTTTAATAGTCCTTGGAATACGCTCGTATCCCATATCCTCAAAATTAGGGAGTTCGGTGTCAGAATCCTCTTCGTTGGCTGCACCTCTAGCGATACCATCTTGATTCGTGTTAAGCAACCGTCCCATCATCTTCAATAATCCCATTGTATCTCCCCTTTACACAGCACTGAGGAATCTTCTACTACGCTTTTTAGTAGCCCCAAATAAGTAATTAAACGCTCCTGAGAAACAATCCACTTGGTCGTCGTGCCCACCTTCGTCAGGAGGGAATGCCACGATTTCCTCAAAGAAATCCTCATTCCACGGAGCATCCATAATATAAACAAATCCCTGTTCACTGTAAGCCGAAATCCGCTTAGCACGGTCTTCTTTACTTCCACTGTTCCGTATTGATTCGAATCGGAATCCAGGGAGAAGTCTACTATAATAATTAGCTACAATCTTACCAGATGAACCTGGCTCTTCTTCCATACAAACCGTGACACCATATCCATCGTGCTGGGCTGTTTTAAGAATCAGAGCTTCCACCTCATTTGGTGTTCCACGCATCCGTTTAACATCCCGAACATAACAGAAATTAGCTTCATCCACTTCCATTAGCAGACCAACAGTCCAATCCGGGTCACGCCCAGCTTTACTTGGCTTTGTTGCAGCTAAATCCCAGTATCTGCACCGTTTAACTATTTTCCTCGGCACATTACGATAGAATTTGTTTTCGAACCATTTTAGTTTGAATAATCCCCCTTCAATTCCAACATCCCAGTCACCATACTTTAATTGTTGCCGGGTTACATAATCGAGCTTGTCTAGTTTTGATTCGTAGTCTGCTCGGTCTATGTGTGGATTGTCGAGGTAAGAAGCTGGAATAAATGGCTTCTCATTATAATCGTTAACTGCTATAAATCTTCTTTTAACCCATTGGTGTCCTACACCCCCTGGGTTTGTCCCAGCTCTCATTCTACTGGGTATTTCACTACCTTCAAGTCGCCTAAGACGACTGAACAAATATCTGTATTGTGTTTCTGTAAATTGTGTTAATTCATCAAAAGCAACATAATCAAACTCAGTACCTTGATAACGGTATTTATCATTCTCTGTTTCAAGATACCCGAATGTTACGGTCGCTCCAGACGGAAATGTCCATGTTTTCTTACGGTCATCCCATTTCGCATCTGTATTATATAACCATGACGCAGCCCTGTCCATCAAGGCACCGGGTAACGCTAAATCTGCATAAGTACGACGTAAAATCAGTGCACTATACTCTGCATGACTCACATGACGTAATGCATCCATAAGTATAGCATCAGACTTACCCCCTCCCGCCTGACCTCCGTAGAGGACTTCTTCTTGTGGGGTAAGTAAAAAATGAACTTGTTTCATGAAGGGGCGGTGGGGAATGTACTCATTCTCCAATATCTCCGTCATCAGGGTTTTCTTCTCCTGCATCGTCAGGGGTTTGGTCCGTAGCATCCTGTGCCACTTCTTCCCCGACTGGTTCGGCATCGCCATCTTTCTCACCCTCTAAATCTTCAAAGTAATTCACGTACTCCTCTGCACGTTTCTTAACTTCGGCTTTAATCTCTTCAGGAGTTTTACCTTCACTACGGCTAGTTGCTTCACCCATCAGGAGTAACCCTAGTTTCAATATTCTATCAATGTCAACTGTGTTGTTTATTTGGATTATATCTTCTGGATTTAACTCAGTACGGTCAAGGTACTGGTTTATGATTCCATCAATAATATCCAGGTATCGTGCACGGGTTTCAACCATATCCCGCTCAGTACGAAGCTCAACACGCCTTCGTACTTTCTTCTTACGCTCAGCACAACGTTCATCCCATTTAAGGACTTTACGCCAATTGAATATTGTGGCGTAGGCAATATCGAGTTCTTTTTCTATTTTAATAACTCGTTGTCGTACTGGTAATGAATCACCTAATGAAAAGTATAATTCGTAAGCTTCATGTTGTCTATCTGTCTCGTTTTCTAAACAAATCTTTGGTCTTCCTCTTTGCTCTGTTTTGGGTCGTCCTCTTCCTCGTTTTTTCTTAGCCATGATTATCCCCCTTAATTGCCGAAGAATTTCAGAATTGATTCAGCATTTGTAATTATTAATGTGATTATTGAAATGATTAGAGTCCCACTTAACCATTTAATGTATTTTGTACTCTCTTTCCTGGCGGTCTGCTCATCCTTTATATGGTCATCCAACTTCACTGTAAGAGTTCTGACCATTTCCCCAAGCTCAGCGGTGTTCTTTGTCAAATCATCAATATCCTTTTCACTTCGGTCTATGCGCCCGTAAATGTTCCCCCTCACTTCTGTAGTCCCCTTTTGGAATTCTATCAATGCTGGAATGTTCCCATTCCATTTACAGAAATGTTGAGAGGTACTTATTTCTAATTGTGCTACGCAAGAACGTAATTTAGAAACCTCCTGCATTAAAGAGAACATCATAAAAATAGCCGGGTCTTTAGTATCCCCGGACTTTAACATATCTTTAAAAGGTTCTAAATCTAATTCTTCCCCATCACAACCATTCATAAACAAAATCCCCTATAAATAATAATAATAAAATTTCTGCAACAGAGATGGACTGCATAATCCGGAATAAATATTGCAGAAATGAAACGGAGCGATTTAGACGGCTCCTTCGCCTTCTTTGACTTCAGATTCACTTGACTTAATCTCAGCCTTTTCCTGCATGTACTGTTTAGTGTAGTACACACTGACTATTGCCAATCCAGCCCCTACAAGCCCCACGACGGTGGGTCCGTAAGGAGTGAAATACCCAAGAATCTGTGACTGGTACTGATAAACAAGCCCTAAGATAACTGGTCCGACAACACTCAAAATTGTGGTGAGTGAATCCTGTAATTTTTTGTCCATAAACAAACCTCCAAAAAAACATTACCCCCTTAAACATGGGAATAAATAAAATAAAAAACATGTTGGCAAGAGTAACCTTTATATTCTCTTACACTATACTATATATAGTAACGTAGAACACACTTTCTAAACCGAAAGTTTATAAAGCAAGGAGTTCTAACATACATGAGTATAAACAGGAGCTGATAAGAATGCAAGACCCAATAAAAGCATTAAGCAAGATTCATAGGATGGTTCATGACGTATACACCACCCTAGAAGACATAGACAAATACATAGACGATACGGGATTATTAGAAGACTTTGAAACCATAGAAATGGCAAAAGAACACTTAAACACGGCAGATGGTATAACAGACCTACTATTAATAACCAAAAACAAAGACGGGGACAAAAGAGCATTATTCGTTGGAGATGTACACGAATTACACCGATGGGTAGCCTGGGATGTGGAACATAACGAGGTATTAAAACAAAAAGAATTAGATAGCAAAGCAGGAGACTAAACAACAATGTCAACAAAACTAACAATCAAAAAATGGGGAGTAGTAACCGGAATCAAAGTATTAGACCCAGACGGGTTCGACAGAACAGATTCCAACGTTATGAGCAGAACATACACCTTAAAAGAATTCATACTCGGAGCAGCACACTGCACATGCCAATGGCGAAAAGGAAGCATAATCCTAATCGACGAACTATTAGACATATTCAAAGAACTTGAAACAAAAGAACAGAACCAAGCTATAGTAAAACAGAAATCCCTGGAGATAATAAACCAAATCACAGCAGGATACGCCCTACCAAGCCCTACAGAAATAATAAACATCTATATTGAAACATCCAAAAAACTAGGAGGCGAATAAATGATAAAAACAAAAATAATTTCAACAACCAAAGGATTAAAAGGAGTAACCTTAGTAGATAGTGAATGGAAGGACTACTGTAAAATAATAGACCAAGGATACATCCTAAACGAAGCAAATAGAAGCTGGATACACCCAGACGACCTCGAACTATATAAATCAATGATTGAAAAGCAAAAAGAATGCATTCTAAACGCACACAAAAAAGAAATAAGAAAACGTGAGAACCAATGGACCATAGCATACATAATACTAGGATTATGCTTCTTAGCCGTATTAATATTTAACATATGGTGGGCGTAACAATGGAATGGAGTAAACGACCCTGCCCAAAATGCTGGGGAAGAATGGAAATGCGAAGCCTAAACAACTACTACGAAACCCATGAATACAAATGCGAAGACTGCGGACACACCTACCACGTAGACGGCTTAGACATACAAAAACATGAAAAAGACGGAGACATAACATGAATAAGAATAGCACACAAGTCAGACCCAGAAAACGAAATCATAGTACACATCAAAGGAGACACAAAAGCACTAATGAGGGCAATGATGGCATTAAGAAAAGAACACATCCTACTACAATGGTGGATGGGCATATACGCTGAAGACGGATAAAAAGGAGACACTAACGATGGAAAGAGAACCCACACAAGAAGAAATGGACAAATACGACGAATACATCCGAGAAACACTAAACTTCCCCGAAGAAGAACCCCCACAACCATTCACAACCAAAATAACATACAAACAACCAGAATACTACCTACTAGACGCATACTGCCCACACTGCCAAGAACAACTCACAATATGGAACGACGGCTGGATAAGATGCACATACATAATGTGCGACTACGAAAAACAATTCGTGAGGCAATAACGATGGAAATAGACGAATTAATCACAAAATGGGCATACGATATAGCATACTTACTAGAACAACATACAATAATACGATTAAAAGGAAAAACAAGCCCAACACAAGACTACTTCACAACACTAGACCAAATACAAGAAACAGCACTCAAAACAGCACTAAAAGGAGACTGATACGATGGAACCAAGAATAATAAGAATATCAAACCCACTAAACATAACAAAAAGCATAATACAAGCCATAAGAAACTACACCCCATTCGCAGTAACAGGACATGGATACATAGTGGAATACAAACAAAAACTATTCCGAGTAGAATGGAGCGTTAGAGAAGTCACCGGAGAAATGGTACCTGGCTTAAACCGAAAACACATAGCAGAATACGAATTAACCGAAAAGGAGGAATAAAATGAACGCAGGAGACTTAATAGGACGAATAATAGGAATCGGAATCCTATTACTCATAATTGGAGCAATAGGATACGGAATGATAATGATGCAAGTAAACGGAGGATTCCAAGGACGAGGAATCATAAACGACAAATACACCAACACCAACGGAGAACACATAATAGAAATAGTAACACCAGGCGACACAGACACACGACACCTCAAAATATACAAAATAGAAGCACAAATCTACAACGGAGTACAAGTAGGACAACTATACGAATACGGAGGAGAACACAACACAATAAACTGGTACGACATACCCTACGACGACGGATTCTAAAAAAACAAAACCAAAAAACACCAAAACACAATTTTTTATATACAACAAGCCCAAATATACAAAAGAGGGCTATACTACTTTTTCTTTTTTCTTAATTTTTCCTACCCCCCCCATGCCAGTTACACGATAAGCCCGTGGGGGGTGTGAAAATTGTTTTAGGGTTTAGTTTGACCCCTATTGTGGATAGGATTGCTGTATGTATCTGTGTTGCTCTTCTATCTCTTTATCTATCTCTTTATAACATATGTTATGTGCCTTATTCTATGCTCTGTTTCGTCATATGATTGCTTAGCGAAACAGTGACAGGGGCAGACCACTGGTCCTACCTTCTAATGGTTACTAATAGTAACTAAGCACACATCACCATAAAACTACCAACTGATATAGGGGTAACAGTGTAAAAGTAGACATAAAATACTATCACTAGTACCATATAGCATAGTACGATAAAGGAAACAATAACAATAGGCACCTACTAGTGACAATACTATAAGCCACACGTCATTAAAATAACACCTAAAAATCTAAAAAAAAATAGAACCAAAAAAACAGAGCTAAAGAATGAACAGTATAAGACGGATGTTGTCGGCTCAAAAAAGGAATGAAAGTATATTAAAAAAAGAGTTATGTATTGTTCTTTATTGTTTATATTGG